GTTTGGGAGGTGATAGTGTATTGAAATTGTCCAGTCGTGAATCCAGAAGAAAGGATGACTGCATATCTATTAGCATTACCCAGAGGTGCGCCAACTCCAGCCACCCTTATCACATCACCAATAGCATATCCGTGGTTAGCAATTGTCGCTGTGCAAATAGTTCCTGCACCGACAAATTGAGAACCATTTAGGCCAGTAACAACTCCAAGGTTGCTAGGAGCGGAAGATGTGCCAGTAATGGTTACTGATCGTCCAGTTCCAAAAAGAAGCGTTCCATTGTTGCCGTCCATATAGGCAAGGGCGGCTAGGAGATTATTAACAGAAGTTTGGTTGAGTGCAATGGAGGTTAAATTTACGTTTGCAGTCATCGTTTTCCACGTTCCAAGTACGGATGGCATGGTCAACGTGGTAAGTGCTGGTGCTGTAAAACTTATACTGCCAGAACAGAAAACCAAAGAAGGAAGGCTTAATGAGGTTAAACTATTCGCAGTAAAGTTCAGTCCAGATGTTATCTGCAATTTTGGCAGGTTTATTGAAGTTGATCCAGCCAAAGTTCCACCCCAAGGGGAACCAATAAATACTAATTCTGGAAAACTGATTGATGTAAGTGCTGGATAAGTATTTGGACTTCCAAGTAGCGACCCTCCAATGTATTGCAATTTTGGAAAATTTATAGAAGTGAGGTTACTATAAGTGAAAACGCCACCACCAGCAAATAAATTTGATCCAACATAAATTAAATTTGGTGCAGATATGCTGGTGGAGGTTATTGGTGCATTGGAATTAAAAAACCCTCCAGTAGTTCCTTCCAAATCAGAAAAGGTAAATGTTGTTGGGCCATTAAGACTTCCGAAATAATACTCAATAGCACTCACCCACTTGCCACTACCAGTTCCAGTCAAAACTCCGTTAATCTGCAAATCCTGTGCAGGGACAACGGGAGTTGGAGGAAACGGAGCAGGAACAGTCCCTCCAATAGCAATGCTAATTGGCGACTTTGCAATATAGGCTGGCTGGCGAACGATAGACATAGGTTAAGCTCCGATAGTGACTTCTGCTACACTTCCTGCGGCGGCAAAGATCCCACGATGCTCAAGTCCAACCTCATTTGGATTGGCAATGTAGGTGTCTCCTGCGTTTAGGAGATAGGTGAAATCTGTTGTCGTAACCGCCGTGCTTCCCTGTCCAATGTAAAGGACGGCAGGGCCGACATTGAAAATAGAAAGCGTAACACGGCTTGTGCTTGCGGCGGCAATGCTTGTGTCAGTAGCCGCAGAAAAATTACTGCGAGTAGCAGTTGTTGCTTTAGAAAGCGTTCCTGTAGTTGCTCCAGTAGCAATAGCATTATAAATCTGCCACCTTTGTTCGCTATCGGTGGTATCTACAAATGAAGGAAAATTGAGTGGAGTAACAGGCATAATATTTGAGTAAAAGTGACATGGAGGGGTAGAACCTCCATGCCACCTTTGAGTTTAATTACTGAAGGAAACCGACAACGTACACATCGCCGACGATTGCGCCAATGCGACCAGCGGTATCAGCCGTGGAAGCCTCGGTAACAATCGAAGGATTGTAGTACGAGAAGGTTGTAGCAGTAGTCGAGATAACGGTGACGAAACCATTATAAGCGGCATTACCAACAGACTGAACCTTCACTTTAGCACCAGCAACAAGCCAAGCAGGAACACTCGCCACAGTCAGGGTCGAGATGTTGTTTGCCGTAGCACGGAAGGTAGTAGCAAGCGCAGGAACAGCGGCTTGCGTCACATTCACACGGACGCTTTGCGTTGCGGCGGCTCCATTGCTAGGAATAGAGGTGGATACTGGAACTTGTCCAAGAACATAGCCATTGGTAGCAGGGGTGAAAACCGTTTGTGACAGATTTCCAGTTGCGTTAGGGCTAGTCGAAACAGGGGTTGCAGGGAGAGTGGCGGTGGAGATGTTTTCTCCAGTCGTGCCATTGTCAATTGCAACAATTGCTTGCGTTCCATTGGTTCCAAGAGCGTTTTGATAAACGACAAACGAAGCAGTCGGGATAAACGTCTGCTGATCTCGTTCAATTTGCCCAAGGGTGTAAGTACCAGTTCTAGTGAAGTCAACGGACAGAGGGCCGAAGCGAACCAGAGTTAGGTTGTTAGGAGTAGGGTTAGGGACGGACATAATATATTTTGTTAGTTTTTAGTAGTAGCCGGGGGTGTTATAAACCACATTGTTGAGTAGATACATAACGTGAGCAGTTCCAGAAACGGAAGTAACCACAATTGTACGAGACAATGGGCCGCTACCAGAAAGGCTCAATGCGCCAGTAAGTGAATCGCCGTTGATTGTAATATTAACACCAGCATTAGCACTAATAGACCAAGACAACGCACTCGTAGGAATTGTTACCGTTGTTCCAACAGTAACCGAAAAAATATACGGAGTCAGGGGTTGCCCCTGCCCCACATAAAGTAGGGCAGGAGCGTTCAAGACATCCGACGGAGCATAATTAGATGGGTTCATCGGAGTATTGTTTTATCGGTTAGATAGGCTGGCTAACAACGCTGGAACAGACGTAGCAATCAGGGGTGTATTGCGGCGTGTAGTTCGTGGATAGGGTGCAAGGCGCAGGGATGATCAGACGGCTTGTGTTGAGCCTGTGAAGGATCGAATGCATCAGGGTCGGATCTTGGAACTGCATACCCATACGGAACTGGTTCCAGAAGAAACCTTGGTCACGCTTGATGTTGCACTCCCAATCGGGGTTCTTCCATTGCCAATCACCAGCGTAGTTCTGGGTCATGCCTTGAGCCTCACCAATTCCGCTTTGGGAAGGGCTGATCCACTTGATCATAGCCTTGTTGACCCAAGGGTTGGTGATACCGAAGTCGGCATTGTTGTATTCGGGATTCTGCACATACTTGCAACCAAGCTCGGTGGTAACAGGCACATAAGGCAGGACACGAACCAGACGAGGCCAAGTGTCAGGATTGTTGGCGTTAAAGGTCGAAAGGGCCGCATTATAAGCCCAATCAACTTTCAGACGGACACCGTTGATGTCGTTGCAGAAAGCGTAGTTTCCGATAACACGATCAATACCAAGGGAGTATTGAAGTTGCTTGTCATCGAAATCGCTAACGCTCTCCCACCATCCACCAGACTGCTTGGCATACTGCCAGAGTTGACGGAGGACACGGCTATCGGGAACGATAACCTCAAGGAGGGGGCGACCAGCGGCCTCGCTTACGTCGAGACGATAGGCATCATCTTCACGCTGAAGGTTGATGAGGATGTCATCAAGCGTATCAAGCGAGAGAAGACCAATGTTTCCAAGCTGGGAAGCAGGGAGTTTAACATAGACATAGCCCATGTTGAAGCTACCCTCGTTGGTTCCCTCAAAGGGCTGAACGATGAACATCTGATCATCTTGCGCTTGGCAAGAGAGAAGGCTCTGACCATCGCTGATGGGGCACCACTTGTGACCAGCACCTCCGATCCATTGTGAGCGAGAAAACTCCTCATGGACGTTCTTGGTGATGTTGACATTGGTAGCCATGATGTGATCCATCTCTTCCTGCGGGAACAGACGATACATGAAATCGGTAAGCTGATACCAATCGGTACGCATTGCCTTGGTGAAAAGGCTGAACGAGTAGCTTTCCGTGCCGGGATGGGCGATGGTCTCAAACTGAATATCATCAGCGTTTTGGACGCAACGACCACTCTGGACTTCCTGCCAAGGTTGATCGGGGTTATACCATCCACGACCAAAGCGGAATGCCTTTTGGGTCGGGAGGGTGTTCAGAGGCCAAGTCTCGGTTTCAAGACGACCATAGTAGATGGAGTTAATCGCCATCTTCTTAATGAAGAAGGGATTGTAGTATGTCCTAGCCTCACGAAAGAGCGTATCAACGTCTTGGCATGAGGAGAACGTAATGCCATTCTGTGCCATATAATTAAGTGTTTTGGGTTTTGTTTATGTCCCAAAAAGGATCGCTCCCTTTTAGAACACGGTTATGTGTTTAGGGTTTGCGATCTGGCAACCATCGCTGATGGTTTTGATCACCCCACTATTCTCCAGTTTGACGATCCGCTTATTATTTAATGTCGGTCGCTATCCGACTCATCGCTTCCACCAAGAACAGTCGGCTAATCAAAACCAACCAATCCAGAGTTATACTGTCAACGGACTATTAATGTGTTTTTAATAATCCGTCAACAGAAAATTTTATTTATTTCTAAATTTAGCAAACAAAGCCGCAGGAGTTCTTTCTTCAACTTCCGTTGCTTTGCCAGCAGAAGAGGAACCAATAGTTCCATCTCCAGTAGAAGACCCACGCATCTTGCGTATGGTTTCGTTCAATTCAGAAACTTGTTTTTCAAGGGCAAAGGTATAAGCCTTTTGTTTCTTAAACTTTGCTCCCTGTTGAAGAACACGGGTGATTTGTTCTGGAGCATAATTGCTATTCTCACGCAATGCCGCTTCAGCAATCATCTCATCTTCCGATGTGTCATCATCAATTTGTTGTGATGCAATAATCTTGGCAATCTCTTCTGGATATTTAATTGCTTCATCCAGCATTTGTTTGGCTTGTGAAAAAGCATCCTGCCAACGCTTTCCTACTTGCGACCTTGTAGCATGGGCCTTGCGAGTGTTTTCCTCATCAATCCTAGCCTTGGTATTCTGCCAATCATTAAGGGCATTATTCCTAGCCTCAATTTTTGCCATAACATCATAAGCCGTGTTTTGGAACTTGGCTTGCTCCATTGGAGAAAGATTCTCGTAAATGGCATTTAGGGTTGTTTTGGAAATCTCACGTTGTCTTGATTTTTCGCTTGGGTCTTCACTACGAAGGGAAACCTCATAAGCGGCAATAGCTTTCTCAAATTCAGTAACGGAAAACTGATCATCACCAACAATCATTTTAACTTGATTGTATCCATTAAGAATCGGAGCATCATAATCCCTTTTGAAGTTTGGATCAGCAGGAAGATTCAGCAAAGCATTGGCTTGACGAAGATTTTCAAGATCCGACATAAGGGCAGTTTCCCTTTCTTGCCTTTCTTTTACTGCCTCTTCAAGTTCCTTGCGTAACTTCTCCATTTCCTTCTTTGTTCCTCCATCGTCAATTTTGGAACGAAGATCCTCAATTTCCTTTTCGTAATCTGGAATCTTTTCTACACGGGCCTTTAGTTCAGCCGCTTCTTTTGAGAGTTGCTCATTGGTTTGCTTGAGGGATTTGATATAACCACCCTTTTTCTCGTCTTCTACAGAAGAGGCTTTGATTTCTGGTTCTGGTCTATTCTCTTCAGCCTCACGCTTCGTTTGCTTTTCTTCATCAATCTTTTCCTGATATTGTGAAGAGTCTTGATTTAGTTTTTCAGCAAACTTCTTAAAAAGATCTGAAGGACTTCCTTTCGGTGCATCCTTAATGTCACCTTTAAAAAAACTATCTGCCTGTTTAATTGCGGCATCTCTTGCGGCTTTATCAGCTACGGAAGCTGAAGTAAGATCGTTAGTTTGCGTAGTTTCTGCAACAGCGGTTTCAGACATATTTGTGTGGTTGTTTGTGGTTACTTGCGAAGAGCAATCTCTTCATTGGTCAGAGAATCATCAAGATCAGGATCAAGGTCAAGATCATGTGTGCTTATTTTCTCAATAAGTTTTCTAGGTTTTTCAACCGAATGGAATGAATTATCTTCAGCTTCCAATGCGTAATCCTGCAACATTTTGAATACTGCTACAACAGTAGCATGATCGTTCTTTACCAAATCCTCGTAAATTGCAGTCTTGAGTTCGCTATATCTACGATCATTTATGATAGCGGCGGCTAGGTTTAGCGTGTTTTTATCTGCCATTTTATTCTGTGGGTTGCGGGTTGCTTGGTTCTGACATATTCATTTGCATTTCTTGAGAGTTTTTATTCTGCAAAATCTCTGCATCCTGTGCGGCTTTAGCCCTGCGAATCTGGATCTCATTGGCGGCTTTTGCCCTCTTTGTAGCAAGATCAGTAGAAGCCCTTTCCATTGATGTTGCCTCACGCAGTTGAGCCTTATTAGCCAATGCCGCCAGTTTGATGTCTTCTTTCTTCCTCAAGCTGTCTGCTTGGATTGCTTCTTTAGCAACCATTGCTTGTAGCTTGATTGTGTTTGGATCTTGCATTCCCTGATTGCCCTCTTGCTGTTTGGCTTGAGCCATTTGTGCAACTTGGCTACCAAGTTCATCCACGCCACGTTGAAGCATCTGCATCTGTTGCGCATACTGCTTTGCCATTTCTTTCTTGGTTGGATCTCTTTCAATAAACCCAAGGTGAGCAACAAGATGCGGCCCTTTGAATCGCATGAGGGTAGCATAAATATCACGCAATAGGTTAAACGCCTCATCATCAACAGACGATTGCGCTTGCTGGCTATTCATGGCGTTTTGTGCAACTGGCGAGGCTTGCATTGCCTGTTGCGCTTCCTGCAACGAAACCATTGCATCTTGGATGTGACCATTGAAATGCTCTATATGGTTTTGATCAGGATACACACGGAAGTTTGCAGGGTTGCCCTTTGGATCAGTCATTCCAATGTTCTCCATTGAAATAATACCCTGTTCATCAGGGATCTTGACTTGGCTTTGTTGAACGTAACGATTGACGTTTTGACGACCATTAAGTGCGGCAATGGCATCAGCAATTGCGTTTGCTTGACCTTCATTGGCTGGAGTCATGCCAGTAAGTGAAACGGTTTGTTGAGCCGCCATCAGCTTATAAGAGGGGCTTCCAGAACCAGCAAGCATATTGCTTTCTAGGTTTTCAATGTTCTCCCACTTCCATGCTTCTTTGGGAACTCCATTTTGTTCCATGAACTCTACAAATTGTTCTTTCATCTTATAACCATTACCACCCTTTGTGGTATTGCTCATCCTCTTATAGAGCATTCGCAACCAACGTGTCTGGTTATCATTAAACCTACGGATTTGGGTTCCTTGGAGCTTTGCGGATTCGGCGGCATCAAGTTCTGCTTCACCCTTTGTCCTTTGTTTGCCGCCCTTGTTTGCCATGCCGATATTGTAAGCACCAATGCCACGATAAAGGTCGGCTTGATAAAACTGAATACCAGCAAGAACTTCTTGGAATGGAATACTAACCGCTACTTGAATTGGTTCAACGTCTTGCGGCAAAATCATCCAAGGTTGCCATTCCATCTGTTTAAGTTTCTTGGTTGCTTCAGCAGTACCACCTTTAAACATAAGGCGAGTATTCCAATCAACCGCATCCATAAAGCGGTTCATGTGGATGTCATAAGCCCTGCATTGAATAAAGATAGATTCAGCAAGCCCTTGGATCTCATGCCAGATGCCGCTACCAGCAGAATCGGTCATAGGAGCAATGATGTCATTCCATCCATCGCCATCCTTTTCTACCCAATCTTTGCGATAGTATAGGAATCCTGTTTGATCCCTGTATTCTTCTTCAGTCAAATCCTTACGACCATTTTCTTTGTACCCAAGAATCAATCCTCCGTAGTTCTGGAGAAGGAGCATTTTGGAAATAGATCCATTGAACTCCATGATATACAGTTCATAAAGTTCAATACGGAGAGTATAAAGACGGGATAGGTTTAGGTTGCCGCTAGATACGTCACGCAACCACTCCGTATTGGTGTAGGTGTTGCGATAGTTTGTGGTGAACATCCGAAGGGCATCAACACAAGCCCAAAAGTTCCAACCCATATCCGTAGCATATTTTTGTGCCTTTTCAGAATCTTCCTCCCCACCAGTAATCTTGAGCCAGAACTCAAGGGGGGTGTAGCTACGTTTAATGCAAATCTCACCCAAGTTCGTGAGATCAGCATACGTTTTATCTGGAATTAGCACATTGGAGTTATGAAAACTTTTTGTGGGCCAACCGTCCCTATCTTCTGCAATTTCAAAGCCCTTTCCAAATAGGGTCATTTCTTCCACATCCAATTCCACATTGTAGTTATAGCTATTCCATGAACGAAGCATTTTATCAAAGCCAACGCTGATAATGTCACTCCATTGCTTCTTTTCCGTAGGGTTGCCAATTTTGGTAGTAATATTGGCGGCAGTATTACGTTCCATAACCATGTCAACAAAAGATGACTTCTGGTTATCAACAATAAACTTCATTTGTCGGAATGGCACATTGCTCATTCCAGAAAGCTGACGAGAGGCTACTTGACTATAATCGGTAGGTGGGAACCCTTTGTAGCACTTGTAAATACGACCCCACTTGCGTTCACGACCAGCGTTATCTAGTCGCAAGTTCCAGCAAATTGTAAATGCATCATTGGCGGTTTGAACACGGCTTGTTGGTGCAACGCCATTAGAATTGATTGTGTTAAATCCCCAAGAGGAAACACCTTCACGATTTACAATTTTTTTGGTTTTAGCCATTTTATCCGAGTGCTTGGTTCATTGCTTGTCTGCGCTTTTGACAGGCTGTGCATCCTTTTGCCGCTTTCTCAAGGTTTGATTTAACCCCAAGGCTTGCCGCTACACGATCTCCCAAATTTGCAAAGGTATGAATTACATTTGCAACTTTGTCTCCAGCTTCCTGCCAACAATATTGGCTTCCAATCCTATTACAGATTTGTTGTTCAATCAAGTAATCTAAATTATCAGGAACGGAAACATTGTTTACCATCATGTCGCTAAAAACCTTTCGTGAAAATGATTTACCAAAAGGAAGATCCATTCCATTGACACGATAAGTATTACCTTGATCGTCGTTATATTGATACCAGAGTCCTCCGGGGATTGATCCGTTTTTATCTTTGAGTCTCATGCAGTTCAAATGCTTGTATTAATTTATAAAATAAGTCAATAGTAATTGTGCATGAATTATAAAAACCTTTGTTTGGATGTTCCACAAGATACGGATTACGGAATCCCCTTCTTCAAAAACCAGCACCAATTTGTCAGGGAGTTAATTGCATATAGATTAACCCGTGGAGAGTTTGGAAGGCGTGAGCGAATCAAGATGGGGATCAAGTTGGATGAATGCGGATTGCTTAACCCTGCACAACACATGGTTAATTGCTTCCAGTTGATTTACGGCAATGATGTTTTGCTCCATTCCCAAGGGATCGCAAACAATTACGCTTTGGACATTATAGATTTGTTCTGCAATGAGAACGATTGGGGCATTGCTGGTTGTGCATCTAGCGGTAAAACCTTTTCTGTTGCGGCTTGTATCATCATTGATTGGCTTTGCGCCCCTGATTTCACTTCAACATATGTAGCATCTACCTCTTTGGATGCGTCCGAAGACCGATTGTGGGGTAAGGTTTGCACCCTTTACCGCATTGCCATGCGTAATCTACGTGCTAAATACGGAAAAGATGCATCTATTGGCAATCTTGTAGAGTATCGCAGGATGATTGTTTTTGAGTCTATTGACACAAAAGATTCAGAAAGAGACTACACAAATGCAATTAAAGCAGTTGCTTTTCCAAAAGGAGGGGAAGGTCAAAAAGCAGTTGATAATATGCGTGGTAGAAAAAATGAACGAGTAAGGGTTTTTTTGGATGAATTGGCTGAAATGGATTTGTATTGCCTTAATGTCAGATCAAATTTTACCGCAGGAAATGATGATGTTTTGTTTGGAGGAATGGCAAACCCATCCAATACCGCCAACAATCCCCATACGGAGTTGTGCGAACCAGATGATCCTATGGGTTGGAATTCCGTAAATAGATACACCAAAAGGTGGAATACCAGAACAGGCGTTGCGCTTCATCTTTCTGGTGAAGATAGCCCAAATCTTCAAGCTCCAAACGCAGAAATACCTCCTTTTAAGAACTTTTTGACTTACAAAAAAATGGAGGCCACATTAAAAATATGCTATGGCAATAAGAATGCCCTAGAATACTGGCGAAATGTTTACGGATGGTGGCCTGATTCTTCTGTAGAACTCACAATCTTCTCAAAACAGTTCATCCAAGGGTGTGATATTGGCTGGGAACCAGTTTGGAGTGGCAAAACAAAGGTTGTTTGTGGTTTTGACCCTGCATTTACCGCAGGAGGTGATAGATGTGCGGCTACATTTTGCCGTTTTGGGCCAAACGATACTGGCAGAAGCCTTGGCTATTACCTTGGAACTAGAGAATACAATAGTTCTGTGGGGGAAGTTTTTGAAGAAAGCATTGCGATGCAAGTAGTTAAAGATTGCTTGGAATATGGAGTCCATCCAAGAGACTTTGGTTTGGATATATCTGGTGATGGCGGCAAAATGATGAGGGCAATCATCATTGAATGGAGCAAATTCAATCCAGAAGCCATGTTTGTCTTCCCCATTTCTTCTATGGGTATGCCGACAGAACGAAAGATCAGCAACCTTGACCAACGCACTTGCAAAGAGGCATATGATCGTTTGGTTACGGAATATTGGTTTGCTGTCCATACCGCAATGTCAACTCGTTCTTTGGTTGGTATAGACGTTGAAAGGCATTCTCAAGTAGTGAACGAACTTTGCTCTAGGCTTTACTCCCACAAAGGCAGAAAGGTTTCTGTTGAGAAAAAGCTCGACATGAAACAGCGGTTGAAGAAATCACCCGATTTGGCTGATTCTTTTACCTATGCCGTGCAAATGCTCCGAAGGGCAGGACTTGAATTTAATTTTGAAGAAGAAGCTGAATCCTTGGACATTCTGGAGATTCGGGATTTCGAGAATCGCTTGATCCATTCAAAGGGAGATACGGAAGAAGCGGCAATGGAAGAAGATTGGGGATATGGGGGTTCCACTCCCGATCCGGATGGTTTTTAAAAAAAGTAGTTGACGGAATTATCATTTTTGATAAGTTGGGAAAACTGAATGGTGAAGCATTCAAAAAAGACTTTCCTCAAACAAACGAAAGCCCCGCTGTAGTGCTTCACCACTCGGCGGGGCTTACCCGTTATAGCAAGTGAGGATGGGTGTGAATGCGTACCACATGATCCAAGAACTCGGCTTTGGAGAACCAAAACTCCATACCCGTAAGAAACGAGGAGAAACACCCTGCTTGCAGATTATCGGTGAGCAGTAGTTTCTTTTCTTTTCTGACAGGCTTTCTCACTTGAGGGTGGGGGGATAAGGGGGGAATTTGCTTTACTCTTTTCTGTTTCTTTATCTTTATAAGTCTGTGATCAAAATGATAAAACAACTTGTAGGATGGGTTGCTTTTGCAAACGGATACTGCCCATATTGCTTATCTCAATTAAACACTTGCCATGAAAATTCTTGCCATGTATGCAACGTGGCAAGCTGTATTCGTCCCAAACAAATTTGGAAACGATTTGTAGACAGCATATGAAAACAACCACCACATCCGCAAAACCAAATGCAATTCTCCGATCTGCTAGAGTTGGTTATGGGTCAATTCAAAAACCCAAAGGTAAAAAACCTAAAAAAAAATGACATGACTCCAGAACAAGATGCTCTTGATATTTGGTCAGAAGCAACAGTAGCTGGATTGGATAAGTATTTTAAGGGAAGCGCAGAACACAAAACGCAGTTCTGGACAGCAGGAGCAGGATGGTATGCAAGGAACCTAAAGGATGAACAATTGGATCTTATCAGTTACCTTCACCATCTTACGGAAAGAATTAAATTAATGCAGATGCTTGCACAAATGATGGAGGATGAGGAAATATCCTTGCGTGATGCATCTAGGTTGCTGAAGAATCTAGTTTCTGATCAACCTCCGCAGGATATAAAAAAACAATCTAATGATTAAATCCAAACCCCCCGTTGGTGCGGTTGTTGTTTCCGATCTCCATTGCGGTTCAACAGTTGGTCTTTGGCCTGATAACCATATCACAAGCACGGGAAACAAAATTGGACTTGGTAACAATCTTCACCAACAATGGTTGTGGCAATGCTGGCAGGACAAAAACAAAAAGATCAAAGGTCACTTTAAGAACGATCCATTTGCCCTTTTCATCAATGGAGATTGCATTGAGGGAAGGCATCACGGAACAAGTGAGGTTGTGGCGGCACTTAATTTTGACCATGCGCTTGCGGCTGTTGAATGCCTCAAGCCATTGGCTAAAATGGCATCAGTTGTTTACATGACAGCAGGAACAGAATGCCACGTTGGAGATTGGGAAAAGATGATTGCCAAAGAGATTGGGGCAATCTGGCTAGGAGACAAAGGACTGATTGAAATAAACGGAACCTTGATTGATATTGCCCACCATATGCCGACCAGTTCTAGGGCATACCTTGAAGCAGGGGCAATGTCTATAACGATGGGCAATGCTCGACAGAATTACTCCCGTGTTGGTCATAGGGTTCCAAAAGTATATTTAAGAGGCCATAGACACACGGGCGGTATTTTCAATGATGGATCAGGTATTTTCATGGCAACTCCTGCTTGGCAATTGCTCACAAAATATGGTCACAAAGTAGTAGGAGATTCTATTTGTCGCCCCGGTATTGGCATCCTAGATTGGCGTGGATGTCAAAGCGGTGAACTTCCAGCAACCAAACTAATAACCTATGAGCCGTCAGAAACTAAACCCATCCGAAGCTGACCTTCTATCTTCAGCCAATGAAGCCCTTAAATGGAAAAAGTTCTTTCAAATAGAAGATGCCATTCCCGAAGGCTGGAGAAGTCGTGAGCAAATACAACAATTTACAGGACTTGGCCCTTCTCAACAACGATTGCGATTAAGGCAAAAGGTATTGGCTGGAGAGTGCCAAGTAAAAGAATTTAAAGTTCTTAAAGATGGAAAAATGTTGTCCATCCCTTATTACTTCATCAATGAATCCTAACGAGTTCTATTTAGATATAGACTTTTGGAATGATCATTGCCTGATTGTTTGGCCCGTTAATAAAGAAAAGGCTGAAAAATGGTATAGGGAAAAGTTCCCTAATCGTGAACCAGAAACCTTTAATGAATTGGAAGATGCTGATGCAATCTCGTATTGCGGTGAGTCTAGGATTATCTTTCTAAAAGAATGGGAAATGAGCGTGGATAAAATATCCAACCTTGCCCATGAGTGCGTCCACATTGCCAATCACATCCTAGTGGACAAAGGCGTAAGAGAAAAGAAGGGGGCTGACGAAGCACTTGCGTATTTCGTCGGCTACTTAATGCGCCACCTTTTAGCGGCGGTTAAGCAAATTGAAGAAGACTTGACTGGTGATGTGCGATCAGTTGGAGTATAGCCTTGCCGTCTTCAGTAGCGATATGACCCGTACCTTGACACTTCCAACAAGGAACCCCTTGACCCTCATCATAAAAATCACGACCAGTACCACCGCACTCGTCGCAAGATTTCTCAAGCGGATTTAGTTTATTTAGTATGTCTTTCATACAACCCTCCTTCTATGGAAATTTTTATTTTTGTCAATAGTTTTTTTAGTTTGTAAATGAAAACACAAGAAGATTTACTTTTTGAAGCAAAAAGGTTGGCTAATCTTGGTGAAGAGTATGGAGCCATTATTGGTCAGCTTGAACCAGAGAATAGATTTAGAATGAAAGCATACGTTTTAAATATGGATGAAAATATTGCTGTAAAAACAATTTATGGGGCGGTAACATGGAAGGAACGAGTAAATGTTCCCAAAGGCCGGGGAAGACCACGCAAATAATTTAATACCCTTTGGTGTAACGGTAGCACAGGGGACTTTGACTCCCCTAGTCATGGTTCAAATCCATGAGGGGTAGCCAATCCAGCATAGCTCAATGGTAGAGCATTCGACTGTTAATCGAATGGTTGTAGGTTCGAATCCTACTGCTGGAGCTTTTTTCTTGCCAGTTATCAAGGAATACTGGATAACTCAATTGCAGTCCAATGTTCCAAGGTAGGCGAGCGAGACTCCAAATCTTGCTGGCTCCGTTCGATTCGGAGGGGCTGTGCCAATTTTTTCTTGCCAGTTATTGGAAAATGATAGATAACGATTGCAACCCCTTACGGATCGGGGAATAGCCGTATAGCCAAAGGATAGGCGATAGGTCACGCAATAGTGGGCCGTCCTCACAAAGATTCCATCTGACTGACAAAAGCCCAATGGGCTTTGCCGAGTAAGGTTCACCTGAAAGGGTAGGTTGGATGGTTGCAGGGTTAGTCCCGCCTGTTATCCACGGGACTTCCAATTTCCAATCTAGGAGACATGGGGGGCTTCCCGTCAGATCAGCTATCTCACCCCATGTGTTCTTTTATTTCGGTGAAAACTTCGGGGGAATCTTCGGTGAACCCCTGCCTCACGGACACGCCGCAAGGACTCCAAGGGGCATTATAGTCGGGGGAGGCAATGAGGGGGATTCTATCAACTATAGCGTCATGCGTAGCCGATCTGGCTGTTGATAAAATCTAGCGACCTGATCCTCCCTCGACCTTTTTCTAAACCTATCGAATTCGACAGGTTTAGAATAATTGTACACTATACTCGCCATGTGTATCGTGCAGAGGTTTTGTAAGAACGGCTAGAGAACGGCTAGAGTTACTATTCTAGATAAGTATAAGTCGTTTATTGCCAAGAAGTAGCGCACAATCAATATTATTCATGAAGGGAACTTATAGCGACCTTTGGTGGTTTATAAGTTTTTTATAATATTTGTAAGATTGCTATAATCAATAAAAACCCGATTATTCACCGCATTATACCCGATATGGAACAAATTGCTCATAAATGTGCCATATGTCAGAAAATGTGGCGTTTCGGGTATAACCGAATCCATATGTCAAAATTGTAGGGTATAATCGACATATCTGGCGACATATGTACGAAATATGCCGTTTTATCGACTTAACAGGCGAACTGTTGCACTTTTTGCAACGGCTTTCCAGTTAAGCCAGTAAATCTGAAACAGAATGCGTGTTAATAAAACACCTACGTATTTTTAACATCATCACCCTTCCTAATCCCAAAGGTAGCGTTCTGCCACATTCTAATCTGGCTAGAATCAAAGTGCTTTATAGACCCATCCTTGCTCAAGCAAACCGTCCATAAATCATTCTCAAACATCCCACCCATCTGAACGTAGATGGCATACCCATCACCCATTGGAGTTACCACAGGCATTGGGTTCTTAAATTCGTGAACCATTAAAAAGCAAAGAATGGGCTAACCAGTAGTGTTCCACCAACAATGCTAGTATTGGCATCTGCAACAACATTTGCGTGTGCGCTGGATACAACGACATCTCGTGCATTTGCAGAAACAATGCAGTTTGCTCCGCTAGTAGTAAGCTGAACATCCCCCATGAGCTTCACAACCTTGTTGGTTGCGGTTGTGGCGTTGAACGTGATGCATGGTTGAGAGTTATTGGCAATCAGTCTTCCACCTCTAAAGACATGGGAGTTGTTTGTTGCATCTCCATTTGCAAACTTGAAAACAACAAGTTTTGTAACAGGGGTTCCACCAACTAAATTCTCAATTCGCAAAGATGTAGTGCCACTAACAATGCTGATTCCTTCCGTTCCAAATATCTGCACAGTCCAGCACAATGCCGTGAATTGCATGGTTGAGTTGGCTTGAGTCATGTCCAGTAGTCTTGCACAATAAGTGAACAAGACTTGGTAAAAGACATTACCAATAGTTCCAGACTCGCTCACTATAGTAGAAAAAGGAGCATTTATAATTCCTGTGCTGTTAATTACCAAAGAACCTGTAGAAGAGGCAAAAATTGTTCCTGCACCAGAAGCGTTTGTAATTGCTAAAAACTCAATGGAAACCAATTGAACGGTAAATGTTCCACCACTTTGCGTCCATAGCCCACCAGTACCAGAACAAACAAACGATCCGTAACCACCAATTATCTTTGGTTGATCTGCCGTTAGGCTAAAGGCAACAACATTTGCCGCCACAGTTACATTGGCATCTTGTTCAAAAAACAGATCACCTTTTCCATTAAGGCTAATTTGTGAAACAATCGTATAAGATCCAGCCTTTACATAAACCAAATCACCAATAGCTGAAGCGGCAATAGCGGCATCAATAGTAGCAAATGGAACAGAAAAGCTATAATTGCTATTTGTCCCCCTTGAATCCGTTCCAACCACAGCATCAACGTAAATTACCTTTCCAGAGTTAAGATTAGGCTTGTCCGTTAAATCATTATAAGAACCACTCGTAGAAACAGTAGGAAGCGTTGTCTCAACCAGTTGCCCCCCAGCATTAATGCCAACAAAATATCCAACACTAGAATTGGGTACTTGCTGAAGGTTGGGCAACAACACAGGAGAATTAACACTCCCATCTCCCCACCTAGTCACGCTCCCATCATAAACAACAAAGCTAGGATTAAGCGGAGGTGTCAACCTTGCCATCTGATTCCCATTCGCATACACCAACGGCCCTACCCCCTGACCAACAGGAGGAATCGTGCTAATAGGAACAGCAGAACAACAAGACATACCAAATTTTTATTTTAGGAATGTCAGCTTGTAAAGCGTGGAATCAATCAAAGCGGCAATCTCATCCACCATATTCTGAATCTCACTATCATCTCCCAACACATACCTCTCCTCATCCAACATCACCTTCAAGAAATTCAAATACACAAGCGCATCAGTATGCTCGCTCAACTCCACCATCTGATCAGGGAACTTCACCAATTCTCCATTCCTTCCCTGCCACGCTTCCACCACGCCATCCACAAGCCCCGGCATCCCACTATAAAACCCATCCAATGCCTTATGCTCCGCATAGCTCCTACTCCTCAAATGCAACACATGACCAATCGTAGCCGCATTCAACAAAGTAATTAATAGTTCGCCTTCATTCATGCCAGCAAACTATCTCCACAATCATCAACCTGTAAAGCACTTTATTAGATATTCTTTCTACAAGAATCTAAAATAAGAGGAACTTCCCAAATACTGATTTTTTTTCATTGGGTCATGTATACTAACTCACCGAGGCCAGTTGGGGTGGGTGGGAGGGGCACCATGCGGTAAGGGATCCCTTATTAAAAAGGATTGTTAGATACCCCATCAGGAAGGGATGATTTCAGCATCAATGGGGATTGTGTTTCCGTTTCCAATCTTGAACTGCTCGGCATCTCGGCCCATCGCCACAATGAGCATAAACGGGTTGTTAGCTTGAGGCTCACGATCAGAGTAGAAATCCCCTGCGATTTTGCTATCGAGTTCCAAGGCTCGCAACCTGTCCACAACCTTTACTCTCCTGCTAACTCCATGTTCATTACTTGACTCACTCACTTCCTGTATCAGGTCAGCATCAGGATTACTTACATCACACCTAACTGCCCTAGCCAAAAAGGCTCTTTTCTCTGCTAATGTCAATGCCTCTTTCAAAAAGCTACTCTCTTTAAGAGTAGAGATGTAGGAATGCACTCTGTCATCAGCTTCTAACTTACAAGCGGCTGATCCTGCTTGTTCAGAATTAGCGGCTTTGTATCCCGCTAACAGATATGAGCGAGCCTTGTTTTCGCCTTTGGCTCGAAGGGTACAATAGGCAATCTGTTTGGTTGTGAGGTTAGGTATTTTGGAAGGTTGCTGGTTAGTCATATGTCTAGCCTTTACCTAGTTTAATTGAGTGTGTCAATCCAGTAGCTACAAGGGGCTTTTGAGGGGCTTCCTTTGTGGCTTCTATTTTAGTGTCTTACATTGAAATCCGTCAAGAATATTCGTCGTGTTTGTGGCATAAAAGTTTTTGAAAGAATGTTGCTGGATGTAGTGTTTAAGCGGTTGAAGGGCTAGAGGCTTATAAAATGGGCTTCTAGGGGTTGTTTTCTTGTTCCTGATGATTTTGTGGCAAAAAATCTCATTGCCTGTAGAAGGCTCTAGAATGCGGTTCTAGAGACTTTTTTGCATACCCATGAAAAAAACCTATTGACCATTGAAAGATTCTTTTATAGGGTGGATGAAGTTGGAAGCGGTTTGGTGAAGCTCTCACCCTTTGAACCGCTCCACAATTCGGGGTTTATCCCCGTTTCATGCTCTTTGACATTTTAGCTTGCTGGTTGACTGGTTCATTCCCGAACTGGTTCCTGACCTGACCCTATCGAAAATTGCTGGTGACGCTCTCACCCTGTAGCAATAGGTAGAACGTTACAATGGAACCCCCTCTAGGATGGGCATTGGTTGTAAATCCGTGGCAAGAAGGGAAAAAACTCATAAAGCTGTTTTGATAAATTGCCCCTTGTTTAGTTTCGACTAATCAGGGGGCAATAATCAGCACAGATTGTGTTGGAGGCGGCTTTGACTTTCAAAGCATCAAAACATAAGGAGATAGTATGGAAAAAGAATATAGCGAAAAATGCGTCATTAAAATCCTAGAAGATTTGACCCTTGAAGGAGTAGAAATGGAACTACGCATGGCGATAAGGTTTGATTACTCTAAAGAGGAGATTGCCGATCTAAATGAAGCTAAAAAGCGTCTTTTAAATCGGAATTGATATTGATAAATTGCCCCTTGGAAACAGGGGGCAATAATCAGTAGCAAAAGCAACTGGCGTACTGGTACGCTATACCAGAGTCAAAACATAAGGAGATAGTATTATGAGCAAAGAAAAAGTTGACGTTTACAGCATTGTAACTGATCGCATTATTGACCTTTTGGAACAGGGTGTTGTGCCTTGGCACAAGCCTTGGGCTGGCGGTTCAAACCAGTTCCCTATCAACTATGTGAGCAAGAAGGCTTACAGAGGTCTAAATGTCTGGCTTCTCTCCTGTGCTGGCTTCTCTTCCCCATACTGGGTAAGCTACAAGCAAGCCACAGAGTTGGGAGGTCAGGTCAGAAAGGGCGAGAAGTCAACAATGGTTGTTTACTGGAAAATGTTAGAGACCATTGATAAGGTAACAAAGGAAAAGAAAACGATTCCGATGTTGCGTTATTATAACGTCTTTAATGTTAGTCAATGCGATGGGCTGAACATTCCTGTATCAGATGAGCCACAGATTACTTTCAACCCTATTGAAGAGGCTGAAAAAATTGTGGCGAATATGCAGAAAAAGCCTGTTATAACTCACGTTGATCAGTCTGCCTATTATCGTCGGGATTCTGACGTTGTTAATATGCCGAAAAAAGAAACCTTCAAGGGAGAGGCTGAATATTATTCTACCCTGTTCCATGAATTGACCCATGCCACAGGTCATGAGTCAAGATTAGGAAGGTTTCAAAATGTGGTCAGCAAGTTTGGAGATAGCAATTATGCCAAGGAAGAGTTAGTTGCAGAGATGGGCGCAAGCTATCTTTGCGCTGTTGCTGGTATTGTTGATCGAACAATCGACAATTCAGCGGCATATATTGCTTCTTGGCTGAAGAGGCTGAAAGATGACAAAAAGCTAGTTGTTAGTGCGGCTGGAAAAGCCCATGCCGCTTGTGACTTCATTCTTGGAGTTAGTGCCTAGATACATTGCCCCTCCTGATGGGGGGGGGCAATAATCTGTGCATAGGGTACAGAAAAAAAGGAGGTGAGACAGAATGAGTGAAGAAAGAAAAGCTATTGAAGAACTGAAAAAGTTAGGAGTTAAACAACTCCTTTCTATTCAGTCTAAACAGAGAGCGATTTCCCTGTTGTTCAAAGATACAACAGGGGAAGCAGAAAAGCGAGATAAGCGAATTAACATCGCAATCGCAGAGTTAAATAACGAAAATTGCAAGTAGTTATTTAGTCAGTAAGCACCCTGCATCAGAAGGCAACTTCTGGTGCAGTAGCTTGCTAACAATTCAGTCAGCAAGATAAACAAACAGCAAAAAAGGAGATAGTAATATGAAACTAAAAACGCATGGTGATAACATCAACGAAGTAATTTTCAGCAATGGAAATTCTCTTCTGTTTAGTTACGAAACACCAGTTGCGGCTTATGTTCATGGAGTGGGATTTTATCGCACTTCATACGCATGGTCATCGACTACTACTCGTCACATAAATAAGTGGCTTAAAAAGGTAGGAAACGGAGACGCTAAACAAAAGCCGCAAGATTGGTTCTCTTATATGGGGGCTAATAATGGAATTCCTGTAGAAAACTGATATTGATACGCTGACCCTCTGAAAAGGGGGTCAGTAATCAGTAGCAATAAGGCTATTGAGTCAAAACAAAAAAAGGAGATAGTAATATGAGTGTTAAACTGCACGACATAATAGAATTAAACTATGGTTGCGAAATTATATTCGCCTGTGGAAAGACAACTTTCCTTCAAGGGGATGACGCAAGCAGTTTAATGAACGAGATTGAGAAGTGCGAAACTGAACTGCAAATTCATAACATACTGGATGAGTATTCAGTTCTGATTGAGGAATAAATATGAGTTATTCATTAGTCTTAAATAGCCCAAAATTATTTATTAGGGCAACTTACATTCCAGAAGGTGATAGCGTTAGAGTTAAAGACTTCTCTTTAGACTCTGATGGAATTATTCCCGATGGAGAAGAGGAAAGAATCATTACCTTGCAAGAAGCAAGGCAAGAGTGGCACGATAGAATTAAAGGGGGCTTTGAAGTAAAATAATATGGACACAATCGACATATTAGAGATGGCACTTAATTATGGTGCTATTGTATGGTTAGTTGCAGTTTGTTTTCTAGTTATTGATTGGTACGTTGGTAATTAGTTTCAACACCCTGCATCAGAAGGCAACTTCTGGTGCAGTAGTTGGTACTAAATGGTATCAAGTGACCTATCACTAAATAGGATCAAAACAAAGGAGTTAGTTATGAAGTTAATTCGTCAACCTCTTATATCTGGTGACATTCATCACAGATACAGGACAGAAGATGGAAAATTTGAAATTATCCCTGCTTATGCTGGTCATGGGTATTCTAAACCTACTCATTACTACACCAGAACAGGAGATAATTTTGAAAAGAGTTGTTCTCTTTATTTCGACAAATTGAGAGAAGCAAGGGAACATTTTGAAGATTAGTTAGGCACACTCCTCCTTGGCAACAGGGGGGAGAAGCCTAGATAATTAAATCTAGGATAACAAAAAAACAGCATGAATAGTCTAACTAGGTTAGTGTCAGTATTTGATCTAAATACAAACAAGAAAACCCTTATTAACCCTCATTATGTAGTGAAGGTTATAGAAGGAAATTTAGATGGTAGACCCTGTTCTATCATTCGATTTTCTTGTGACGTTGATGAGGTAGTAACTAACGAAGTTGTAGAAAGTCTTAACAACAAGTTAAATGGTTAAATGATATTGGCACTCTCCCTTCCCATAATTGGGAGGGGAGTAGCCAGTAGCAATTCCGCTATTGGAAACAGAAAGGAAACAGCAATGACTCCGCTAAATAAGCCAGTTAAGCGCAAGACTAGGATCACCCTTGGCTATGGTTTCGGGTGCGATACAGGCAAGCCCCTGTGCGTCACTCTGGAATCATCAGCAGAAGGTGATCTCCTCAAGATTCGACCATTAGGTACAAGGAGGGAAGAAGTGGTCAGGATTGAGGATATTTACCATTGGGCAATCCGTTCCAGATGCCAGAGGAAGGTGTTAGAGAAGGCTAGGGCAAAGAAGGAACAGAAGCGCATCAAGGAAGAGGCAAAGGAACTAAAACGGAGATTCCGTACAAGGTTCAATAAGTGATTCGATACAGGGCATCCTAGAGCAATCTAGGGTGTCCTAATCGGTTCATCAAGACCGATGCTGGCAATTCAGCCAGTATAACAACACAGGAGTTATGAAGAATAAAAAGTCCCTATCCCCTTTTGGGGAGCGTTTCCATCTTTCTATCCCTAGTAGAAAGATTGGTCAAGCCGATGCCGATTATATGCGGATTTTGGTGGGTTCGATTAAGCGTTTGGAGTCTGCAATTCAGTCTCTTAATGTGCATCAATGCCCTAATTGTGAGGAGGTCATTTCCCCTTACTCCAAAATGCTTCTTGGTGGCATTTGCAAGGATTGTTGGGCCAACGATCCAGATATGGATGATCGTATTGATTTCTCTACGCTTACTAATCGTGAGATTGGTCTAGCTTGGTGGGATTTCGATCTCCATGATGCCATGATCTGTAATGAACATCGCAAGCAGGATGTTTTTACGATTCTGTATGCATCTGCTATTGAGGCTTATATCGGAATTGATCGCATTTTGGATGCAGTTAACTCTGTTACAAACTTTAGGGGCAAACCGATTAAAACAATCACTTCCACCCGAAGCATCCGCTTTAAGAATGGGAAGTATTTTTTCAAGCAGTAGTATTGACACTCTGCTTCTCCTGTAATGGGGGGAGCAGAAGCCAGTACCAACTGGAACCCTGTAAAAAGTTCTTGCACATACTGCAAAAACCTTGTAGGGTATAAACAAGATTGGCTACAGAACCGCATAAATACAGGCTCCATAGCAAATCGCAACCACCAAAAAACAACATGAACAAAACCACGCATAAAGCAGTATGTTTTCAATTACAGCACAATTATTATGGACAAGATGATTGGCAAGATGCTTCAACGTCCATGTCCAGCAATAAGTGGATGTGGGATCTTCTAATGGGTCGCCTCAAGGATGGGGAAACCGACCCTCGTGAAGGATCGCACAGACTCCAACCAGTTATCTCCGATAAACATGACTGGATTCCTGTAGCTTGGGAAACTGTTACTATGTCACCCAGCGGAGATTTTTTTCTGAAGTAACCACACAACTAACCGCATAAAAACATGGTATTCTTAAACGATCAGCACCTAAAGGCCTATATGAAAGCAACCGAACAGAAAACAGAAACCCTAGAGGAAAGGCTAAATGCCCTCATCGCCACAACAGATGCTATTTCCGAGAAGTTAGAGGAAATCATTGCATTCCTAGAAACCACAAAAAAATGATATCGCAACCATGACCGAAGAACAAAACAAGCGACTCGACGCAATCGCCGAACAAATCCGTATTCTTGCGTTAGAGGTTCAAATTCTTTGCGATAGGCTTGATGCCGCCGAGAAACAAGAACAACAATACAAGAAAGCAATAGAATCACTATGATATACGATCACACTTGCCAGAATTCCGAATGCCAGCATGAGTTTCCGATTAGGATAGATTCTGCTGGAGTTTGGGCCGAGCATTGCCCGAAATGCGACCAAGAAATTGACGTTGACGAAGCAATAGAGAAGACCCTACAAGACCCCGACCAATACGACGAACAAGCATGACCACGAAACTCCACCACAAACCCTGTATCCCCTACGTTTGGATCTTCCTTCAAAGGTTGGCAGATAGGGGATTGATCGGAAACCCAAAATTCAGAAAAAATATAAAAAAATAAACTTGCACTACCTTTTAACAGGTGCAAGGATGGCACTTCACTTTAACCATTGATCCATGACAACCACCGATACACCCGAAATAACCGAACCAACTGAAACCACCTCAAAGCCCACCTCGAAAGCAGATAATTGCTTCCTTGGCCTTTACTTTCCAAAGACCCTAAAGGCAAAGGTTGCCGAGGCATCCAAAGCCGAGCGCAGGAGCATGAGTCAGTATGCCGTGATGGTATTTGAAAAGCACTTTGCCACCGCATGAGCGCACGATTTATTGCTACATTCATTCTCTCCACCGCACTCGTGACCCTAGCCTTAATCTTCCGATGAGCGAAGCATGGACAAGGAAGGAAGGCAAGAACCCCAAGGGGGGCTTGAATGCCAAGGGAAGGGCATCCTATAACAAGGCGACTGGAGGCAACCTAAAGCCCCCTGCACCTAACCCAAAGACTAAAGCCGATGCAGGACGCAAGGCTAGTTTTTGCGCTAGGATGAAAGGGATGAAGGCTAAACTCACCAGCGCAAAGACCGCACGAGATCCAGACTCTCGCATCAACAAGTCTCTCCGAGCTTGGAAATGCAAGTAACCAAACCAAAACACCAAAACACAATGACACTAGCAGAACTGAATAATCTCGCTCAAGAGATCGCAAATAAACTAGGACACATTTCGCAGGAGCTTCTCCTCGAAATCCATGCCCTTGTTCACGCAACCCCAGCCGACAAGACCGATGCTTAAAGCCGTAATGGACGCAATCCGCAACAAGATGCAGACCACGCCAGCAAAAAACAAAACCCTGATCGACACTCGCAAAATGTCAGCAGGGAAGAAGGCGAAGATCAAAGCCGAAGCAACCACTCCAGAAGTTAAGGGGCGTAAACCACGTTCCAAAAACAAAACCAAGTAACCCCAAAAAAGGACTCCCTAGCCCCATGAATAAAGGCTAGGGAGTTTGGGATCAAGCAACCACGCACGAACCACGAATGAATACAACCACGTTAGCAACCACAAGTCAACTCCCGATGATACCAATGGCAGAGATTCAGCAAATGGCATTAGCCGTTGCGAAATCGGGGCTATTCGGGATTAAGACTCCCGAAGCCGCAATGTCCCTGATGCTCATCTCCATTGCAGAGGGTCGTCACCCTGCCCTAGCCGCTAGGGATTATGATATTATCCAAGGCCGACCTTCAAAGAAGAGCGAGGCAATGCTCCGAGACTTCCTTCAGTCAGGAGGATCGGTTGAATGGCACAACCTGACCAATGACATTGCCGATGCCACCTTCTCGCACCCACAAGGAGGCAAGGTTCGCATCACTTGGGACATGGAACGAGCAACGACAGCAGGACTTGCTGGCAGGGATATGTTCCGCAAGTTCCCAAGACAAATGCTCCGTAGCAGGGTAGTGAGCGAAGGCATCAGAACCACTTGTCCGATGGCAACCAGCGGTATGTATGTGCCAGAAGAGGTTGCCGAGTTTAATGCACCCAAGGAGATTCGCATTGAAAAGCCTGTAATCAAGCAGGAAGAAGAGCCAGAGACAATCGTTGCCGAGATTGTTGAAGATACGCCAGAAGCACCCAAGGAACTTCCAACCAATCCCATCAGCTTCCTTCAGAGCCTGATGTGGAGTGATGAGATTGCCGATGCCCACATTATCCACTTCCTAGTGGCGAAGAAGGTTAAGGGCATTACCAAGGATAGCAAACTCGCCGACAAGGATGGCAATCCCCTGATCCCCGATGCCATCATCGCCCGACTCATTGAGAAATGGGATGATGTAAAATCCTTTAAGCCAATCCTGTAATGCAAACTATAGAGATTATAATTACAGAAGAGGAAGATGGAGTTAATTTTCACCTAAAAAGGCATGGAAATGATTCATCTTGTAAAGAAGAACAACTAGCATTGGGAATTGGACATATTATTTCTCAAATTCTTATATATGGTCAAAGAATGAATCAAATAATTAAAAATGATAATTCTAGCAGGTAATTAATATGACAACCACAAAGCAAATGACAAGAAAACCAGATGTTGGCATGAATGAGGAGTGCCTCGACATTGTTCGTCGTGCATTTTCTGAATACAAAAATGAACATCCACTTTTTGCTAGGCATTGGATCTTTGAAAATGCCGTTGCCGAGGCTTATCAGCTTGGAATAAGCAGAAAGAAAGAGGATAAAGCATTAAGCAAGAAAGAAATATCCTCATTCTTATACCAAACAAACTTAAAATACATTCGTCAACTAACGCAAAGCGACGTTGAAAAGAATGGAATCAATATCATTACGGATTCTTGCAATATCATTATTAAATAATATGACTGACGAGCGAAACGGAAAACCTTCAGCAAGCGGCATGAGCCGACTTTCTGATTGTGCAGGATCTTGGAATCTGGAAAAGACACTTCCAGAACAAGAACCAAATCAGTATATGCAACTAGGAACGGATGTTCATGCCGTCCTAGCTGGAACAAAGGAGTATGAGGAGCTAACTGAAGAGGGGCAAGAAATCGCAACTTTGTGCCTATCTGGTTTTACCCACCTCATTGCTCAACTTGATCTTGGACAACGCACACAAGAAATCCTAGAGCAACGCTTCTGGTATAATGATTCATTCTCTGGAGCCATTGATCGTATCGACATCTTTGGGGACATTGCCGTTGTAACCGACTACAAGACAGGAAGAACAGCACAAGGGAAGGCTAGCGAAAACCAGCAACTAAAGGCTTATGCGGTGCTAGTCAAACACCACTACCCTGCGCTCAAGACCATCTACGTTTCAATCATCCAACCGCTTGCAGGAGGCACAACCATTGCCGAGTACAATGAGGAGGAACTGGAGGCCGCAACAACGGAGATCCTTGGGATTGTAGCCGCATCTGAAGACCCGAATGCTCCACGCAATCCTAGCCCGAATACTTGCAAATGGTGCAGGGCAAAGAACATTTGCCCCGATGCCTACAATCAGGCTCAAACCGCACAGACACACCTTCAAGTTGCATCTAGTGTAGCCATTTCAACCCTGTCCAATGAGGAACTCGCCTCCCTTGATGCCAAGGCTGAAATCGTTGAGGATTTCATTGCTGGAATCCGCAAAGAATTGAAGGCAAGGTTGCTTTCGGGAGCGCAAATTGCTGGACTTTCGCTCACAAAAGGAAGAACATCCAGAAGTGTCCCCGATGCAACCGCCGCTTGTTCTGCGCTTTCTAGTATTCTTAAACCAGATGACTTTCTGGCTTGCACAAGGGTTAGCATCACGGCACTCGAAAAGGCAGTTGCAAAGGCAAAGGGCATTAAGGCGAAGGATGCCAAATCCGTTCTTGACTCCGAACTTGGTTGGCTCATCGAAACAAAAGAAGGCGAACCATCCATCTCCCGTGACAAATAACGATGCAAATCCCGACGATGCAAGGGCAATGTGGATCATGTTCCAAGGCAGGGAGTGGGTCATTATGTGGAACGGAAATCATTACACCGCATTTGCAGGGGACAACCGCAGAGTAACACCTAAACAATTAGATAAACTTTTCTATTACCTCAAATCCGAGGGATTCATAGAAAACCAAGAACCCAACAACCAAACAGCACAACCATGATAACCGCAAAGATAGACGTTAAGAAGATCGACAAGACCGAGCTTTACGAAGGCGAGAAGGGAACCTACCTCGACATCGTTATGTATGCGAATACGGACGAGACAGGAGCAGAAGTTCCCGACCAGTACGGCAATGACGGAGTGATCAAGCAATCTCTTTCAAAGGCATCTAGGGATGCAGGGAAGAAGCAACCCATCCTTGGAAACTACAAAGTGAAGAAGCCTTCTGGCTTTGTCCCAAAGCTGAAGACCGCATTTAAGTCTCCTGCACCAAAGCCAGCACCAGCAGATGACTACGATGACATTCCGTTTTAATTAACCCAAACCCAACACCAGCAACCACGCACCATGAAATTGAGAAAACCAACCACATCCGACAAAATCAACGAGATCGCCTCAAGGATTGATTTCCACTTTCGGGAATCAGAGCATATCCTAGAGATGGTCAGGAAGCATCATTCCGAACTCCTTGAACTTGAGGAGAACATCAATGATCTAAAGGCAGTCATGCGAGTGCTGTTTGCCCTTCTGATCGTATCAATTGGATTCGGGGCTTATTTCCTTTGCAAATGAAACACTCAAAGGAAGCTGAAGATTATTTGAGCGGAGAGCATATCCGTTATCTCAACCCTGATAATAGCATTCCATCGCTAGATGACAGGGTAAAGGAAGCATTCGATGCAGGAGCAAGATCAGTAAAGCGTTCTTTCTCCAACCTTTATTGCGTAGGCATTGATGACAAAGGAAAAATCAACTTCCCCAACTGGAATGAGTGACCAATTCGACTTTGATTTTTCTTATAATAACCAAGAGGGAAATCCAACTCCAGAGTGGACGGGTTATGCCAGAAATAGCGATCCCGTTACATCGAAGTTAGCCGTAACTAAAGATGACAAGATTAGGTGGGGAAGCCAGAAGGCTGAACTTCTCTTGGCATATAAAAAGAATGGAGAACTTACCGATGAGGAAGCTGGAAAAATAACTGGTCTATACCAGAAAATGGCTTGTTATCGGAAGCGTTGCGGTGAATTAAGATTTCTTGGACTAATTGAGGAAACAGGAGAAACAAGGCTTTCCGATTTTGGTAAAAGCAATCTGATTTCACGCATCACAGAAAAAGGGAAGTTGGCAGTTGAAGAAATGATAATTTCTATATGAGAACATTCCGAGCCAAAGGCAACACCTCAAGGCGTGTTGCTGGACAGATGAATAAAACGGAGCAAGCCTATGCCGCCCTCCTAGAACAACGCAAACAAGCAGGAGAGATTCACCACTACCAGTTTGAGGCTATGGCATTAAAACTTGCCAAGCTGACAACCTATACACCCGACTTCTTTGTTATCAATGCCGATGGCACGATTGAATACCATGAAGTCAAAGGTTTTTGGCAAGGAACTGGCAGGGTGAAGATCAAGGTAGCCGCTGAAAACCATCCTTGGTTTAGGTTTGTTGCCGTCCAATACAAAAAGAAACAATGGTCATACGAGGAGTTTTAAAATGAATACAATACAAGAAGCAGATATTTGCCCCTGTTGCAATCGTCCCTACGATATACAGGATGCCCCTATAAGCCCCAAGAAAGCCTCCAGCAAAGACTTTGAGGCGTTCTGGTCAGCATACCCGAAGAAGACAGCAAAGCCTTACTGCAAGGAAATATGGATGAGGAAGAAGTTGTCCATTGAGCGTGTTCTTCCTGCACTAAAGAGATCCATTGCTTCTCCCGATTGGCAGAAGGATGGAGGCAAGTTCATTCCCAACCCTAGCACATGGTTGAATCAGGGTAGATATGAGGATGAAGGCATGGATTACGAGGCTTTAAAAGCCAAGAAACCAACCATCACCTCACGCCTTGGAGTGAATGAGCAGGAAGCGTTTGTTTGGCGGTGCTATGTATATCCAGAATCCATGTTGGTTCACCCAACTTGGAATACATTCCCCTTCAACACTTGGCCCAAATCCATCCAGCAAGAATACCTTAACAGCATAAAGTAACCACGCACATGAGCATAGAAATAAACACCGACAAATGGCCCGAATATCCAGAGATTCAAAACCTCTTGAATCAAATCATGCAGGAGAACCGATTCCTCAATAAACGAATCTCTTACCTTGATGGGGTCTTGAGCGAGATTCAGATACTTAACACTTTAGGCAAAACCCTAAAGATCAACGAAGCAATCAACGCCGCAATTGAAAAATGAAAGCGATACTGGAGTTTCAATTACCAATAGATGAACAGGATCATTACGATGCCATCAATGGATCGGCATTTAAAAACTGTATTCAGAACCTAGACCACCAACTACGCAATTGGTTAAAGCATGGAAACACATTCCAAACAGCAGATGAAGCACTTCAAGCAACTCGTGATCACCTTTATCAATTAATACAAGATCACGACTTTATTTTAAAATGATCGAAAACATCCAACAACTTGTAGAAGCATTTCTTGTGGAGCAATCCAAACCAGAGATGACGATGCAGGAGAAACTAAATCGTTCCAATGACCAGCGAGATCGTGCAGTAGCAATTGCCGATGGAATCATGCAATGGGACAAACCATCTGATGCTCGTAAGTCCTGCAAAGATTTGAGTGATCTAAAAAAAGAAATCCAAGACAATGACCGATATATCGAAATGCAATAATACGGATTGCCCCTCGCATACACAATGCTGGAGGTATTTAGCCCCTGCTTCATTCTATCAATTGTATTCCTCATTTGAACCAGAAGAAGGCGAGGATAGATGCGATTACTTCATTGAAACCGAACAATGGGAAAAATGGCAAAAGAAATGAAATCCTGTATTGATCATATTCTAAATGAGATCGGGCTTGAGACTCCCGACATTGAACCAATTGACAAACGAACTGCTTTGGAATTAGGCATGATTCAAGGAAATGAGAAACCCATTAAAGGCATATGTGGAAAGTCATGTTTCTCAAGTGAATCAAGATGCGATGCCGCTATTAAAAAAAGACTCAAGCAGGGATTCGGAGGGACTAGTTTCCTGCGATCATATTTCTGCGATGAGTGTTCCGCTTGGCACATGAGCAGTAGCAACAACAAAAAAAACAAATGACCACCACCGACACACCACGAACTGATGCCATTGAGTTTCGGCATTGCCCCCCACAACCAAAGGAACTGCTGAAAAAGCATCAGGACGCTTATGCTTTATCCAGAGAACTAGAGCGAGAACTCGCCGCCTCACAGGCAGAGGTCGCAAAGTTAAACCACCAGCTCCTAAAAACAGAATCCGACTTGCTACAATCGCAGGACATCAATTCATTCCTAGACACCGAATTTAGAATCGCTTGCAAACGAGCAGAGAAAGCAGAAGCCGAGGTTGAGAGGCTGAAGCTCCTGTTAAGCGAACTTCTAATCCTGACCGAGAAAAACTACTGGAACTCCCACAACTACAGCCAGATCAAGGAAGCAATCAACCAAACCGACAAATGAACCAATTACAATCCATATTATTTGCGGCAAGTCTCCATACTGCCCCAGTTCAGCCTATACCAATGCAAACATATTATGTTGCCAACCTATCCGCAACAGATGGTCAAGACGCTGGTAGCTATTACACAGTCTATCCGCAACAGGAACAACCCGTAACACCATACGTTATAATCGAAAAGAATGATAGCGACGAGTAAGCAACCAAAGACAAAAGCCGCATTGCTCAAGCACCGATACGGCACGACTTACAAAAACCCTAAAGGGCAAGCATATGATCCAAACCAATGCGGTTGGATTGTCTATGAACAAAGAACACCTAATCTAAACTGGCAATGCTCACGCAAAAACGGATGCGGAATAAATGGTTTGTGGTGCGCTAGTCATGCCGCTAATTTGTAATTCATGAGTATTCCTGATTTTGTAGAAGAATATAAAGGCTATTGGTTGCTTAAAAACGATCAGTCTATATCCATGCAAGTTAAAAAGTTTGGCAAGCTGGGATACGATAAAGACTTTATTGATTTGCCCGAACTAAATGCTATGCCGAAAAAAACGCTATGCATTGATGTCGGGGCATTCATTGGAGATACATCTAGGATATTCCTAGACAAAGGGTTTTCAGTTCTTGCTTGGGAACCTCAAGGAGATGCCGTTCAATGTTTAAGGCACAATTGTCCAGAGGCAACAACCATTCACTCGCCAGTAGGAGATGGAAGGAGTGTTCAAATATATCATTCAGAAGGGGGCAACATGGGGGGAAGACCAGTCCTTGAGGGGGGAGATAGAATATCTGCCAAGCTAGACCAGCATTATAAAAACTTCATTAAAGATAATGAATCCATTTTCTTAAAGCTAGATGCTGAAGGATTTGAGCCAGCAATACTAGAAGGTGCGAAAGAACTGCTATCCAACCCTGCACTCAAGCATATCGTTTGTGAGTTTAACCCTAATGCCCTAGCCAGCTTTGGATATACTTGCGACGACATTCTGAAATACCTTGCCGATTGGGATTACAGGGAAATCTTCCGTTACTACGACCAGAATTGGGATTGCGTATTTACGAGGAAGCCTTAAACAAGGGTTTCTTAAACTTGCCCTCGTAGTTCAAGGCTTCTATTTCAAGCAAGGGCATCTTCCGTTCCTGTAACCATTCCCTTGCCAGCTTGCAGTTCCTTAAATTGGATGGGTCACGATTGATATTCTGTGGATCTTCCCATCCAGAGGGATGCCTTTCGTGATAGATAAGGTTTTCTATCTCCCTTCCTCCAGTTGATTTGATCAGTTCTCTCATGATCCTATCCCATGAATGCCGACCAAGGATCATATCAGGGAACAACTCATGGTTCTTTCTCCACCATCCTACTCGCATGGCAAAGAAATCACACCCAGCATATTTGTCTCCCTTGGATATATCCTCGTCTTTAATACGAGTATCTAGCCTCTTAAAGTCATTTCGATATGCAAAAGCAGGAAGTATTCCAACAAGCCTTTCCAAAACATTTGAAGCAATGCAAGTATCCGTATTGGTCAGCAACAATACGTCTGAATCATCCCTCCCGACACAAGCCAACCGAAGCATATCCTTGATCATGGGAATGCGCTTGTTCTCATCTGGAACCATTTCAGTAGATGATCTAACAAAACAATTGTCATCCAATCCTAGATCCACGCACCCAATTCCCTCCCATGACTTTGCGGCTACTTGATTCCTGCGCTTTTCTTCTCCTGTTGCCCAAGGTGTGCGCTGATAAACGTGGATAATGTTTGATAATTTAGGCTTTACAGGGGGGTTTCGTATTAAATCTAGTATCCTAGTTATGTCCCTTGGGAAGTTCTGATAGCGTGTATAAGACGCATAGAATGGTCGCCATGCCGCCCCATGCCAGAGGGAGGGGGAATCTGTCACAACCGCATGAACAGGCTTTTTAGTGGCATATGAGAGGTGTAATGGGCCACTATCAGTCAGGATCATTGCCGCAGTATTCGGATGATCCATGATTCCGAGTAGATCAAAGAACTTTTCTGCTTTGACCTTGGCTAGATCAACGATGTGAAAATCCCTCAAGCAATGAGTTACTATCTCCAATAGAAGTTCCCGATATGGGAACGGAGAGGAAAACCCTCCTGCACTTATTACCACCCAAGGTTTATAGGTAGGGATATACTTGATAAGTTTTGCTTCTCGCTTTTTGCTCCTTTTATCAAACACCAATGGGGGTTGCTTGGGCCAGAGATCCAACCTGTCAGCAAGCCTCCACAAATCCTGTTGGAAGCTATCACAAATAATCTTGGGGGAATGGTTCTTTCCGTAAACTTGACTTACCACAACATCTGGAATCCCGACAACTTGACTTGCGATTACGCTTTCATCAATGCCTTTAGCAAACTTTAGCGCACCAGATATATCATCAAACGGCCCATCATAAACCACAGGATCAACATAGGACACCCCATCTAGAATGTCGCAGTAATCCTTGGATATAATTAGCCTTGGCTTCTCGCCACTCTCATCGTTCTCTTTTTTGAGAACAGGCAGGAGAGCAATTACATCACCATACCTACCGAGATTAAGGAATGTTTTCGCCATTCGCCTTCACAAATTCGGAATGGAAATGTTTAACAAGATTTGCGGCGTGAACTGCTAGGGTGCGAACACGAATGTCGCCACCTTTTTCCCCTAAAGTTTCTGGAGAAAGTTCACCGCTTGCCGCAAACCCATTAAGGATGGCACACCATGCCTCAACTTTGGGATTCGTCTCCATAGGTCTTGGTGAATTTAACTCTTGGTTGCTCTGTGGCAGGGGGGAGGACTTTAAGTTCAAATCCTTCTTTCTTTGGTACTTCCTCTTCTGCTTCTGTGGTTGCTGGATCGTTTGCATATTCTTCTAGTGGGGGAAGTTGACCATATTTTTGAATGTACCTTCCAAGTTCAATGAATAGATAGCGGCGTGAATCAAGCAAGTAAGCGGTTGCGGCTTGAAACAGACTCACCATTGGGCGGTTGTTTTCTTCTCCATCTTCCTTGAGTTGCTTGAGAACAGGGTCATCCTCAAAGTGGACGGCAAACGCAGTAGGTAGTTTGTATTTAGACATAGCGTGGTTGATTAAGCCTTTAATCAATCCCATTTTGGGATAGAAGGCAAGCGAATTATTGAACGTCTGCTAGGATTTCCAATGCGGCTTGAGATGTTTCTTTCCTTTTATCTTTAGCCCTATCATATGTTTCTCTTTGTTCGTCAGTAAGCGTATCCATAAACTCTTTCATTTGAGCATTGCTTTGAAGCAACTTCATAGTTGGGTATTTTTTATAATACTCTTTGATTTCGTTAACAGGCTTTGTTTTCAAAAGTTCCGTCATAGCCTTTCTTGCATTGGTAACATTGCCAATCATCAAAGCGTGATTAAGTTCTTTGTAGGGATAGCTATATCCAGCAGTACGATCTGGAATATCATTTTCAAGTTTGTAATGATGGGCCAGAGTAAACAAACGAGATTCATCACTTGGGGCTTGTTCTAGCTTAACACCAAAGGTAGAGAACAACTGCTTCTGATATTGACCAGCAAATTGTTGATTGGCTTCTCCAGTAATTCCTTCTTTTGCCGCTGAATATATTGCTCCTCCAGCAATGGGCATTGGAATGGAATCTTTGAGCATACCCTTCCATTTCTCACCGGGGGCATAATAGGTTCCTAATACATCTTTATTAGTGACGGCATCCCAAACAGGACGCATTGGAACAGAGGAGCGACTACGGAAATAATTCATTGCAGTATCCACCGCATCGCCAGTCCTTTCATATCCCTTCATTAATAAATTAGTTGTCTCCATAGCAAGAGACATAGGATTTAAGAAAAATCCCGGCCCTCCCCAAAAATCAGGAATCCAAGCACTTATTTTTTCACCAAATCCTTCTTCTGGATTTTCCCAAGTAGGAATTCCTCTTGTCCCGTAATTGATTAATTGATTGGCAATGAATTGAGCTACCACCATCCCTCCAACAGAACGTGCAAGAATGCCAGCAAAGAACCGCTTGCCAGTAGCCGCATCTACTAATGCTTTTCCTGTTTGCCCCATAGCACCAAGTTCAGTTCTAATAAGACCCTCGTTCCATTGGGGTGCAAGGAAAAGGAACCTAGCAGTATCCTGCATAGTTTTGCTCTTTAATATGCCCTGCCTTCCAAGGTTTCCGAATCGGGTATTAAGATCCTTGGAAACTTTACGAGCAACATCTGTTTCTGAAAGCTCTGGATATGCACTCCGATAGCGTTGGAACTCAAGCAACCAAGTTTCTGCCATTGCCCCACGTTGGAACTGATTAAAAAGCCAAGAATTAAAAGAACCAATTGCAGGAATTTTATGCACCCAATCTTGGTGAAGTGCATCAGAAATTCCACCAATATTATATCCTGTCTTAACGGAAAGATTAAGAAGCCTCTTGTTTTCCATGAGACCTTTTGCCCATGCCTTGGGTATCTCTCCATTGGCAATCATCTTTTGCAATTCTGGAATAGACTGATCCAAAAGCGTTACACCTTTTTTGTAAGAAGGAAATGGCAGTTGAAATGTTTTTATTCCTAACGACTTAATTAAAGATTGCCATATTGCAATACGACCCAAGTGATAGGTATCCAATCCAAGAGTAATTGCCTTCCCTGTGCCGCCAATCTTTTGAATTATTTGACCCCCTTTTCCCCTCCAAGCAGAAGGATCGTTAAGGGCAGAAAGAATACCTTCATATCCATTTTTAATAGCAACTGATTGTCCAGCAAGCGTTTCTACTTTGTAGCCTCTAGGAATTTGCGTGTAACTAGAACCATCTGGACGCTTTACAATGGAAATTTTTGTAGCAATTGGATCACCAGATACAGGGTCAATTGTTGCTTTAAGGGAATCAATCCATGAACGATAGTTGATTGACTTCTGACCAGAGGAAAGACGCTTTTGGAGAAGGTCAACAGCATTAATGCTTTTTGGATCTACCCCATTGGCAATAGAGTCAGCAAACGTATCGTAGGTACGCATCTTTCGGAACCCTGTTGCTGACGCTGTTCCTGCTCCACCAAATAGTTCTTGCTCCTCCAAGTCTTGATAATGAGGAACATATCCTTCACGCACAGGGGTATCTATGCCATTGGCATTTTCTTCAACTACTTGCTGAAGACCAATCTGCTCATACTTCTGAACCATAGGATCAAAACGAGAGAAGTTCTTTTGTGCAAAGTCAATTGCGGCAAGGGATTTTTTCTGCCATGCAGGAGAAGCATCAGGAGAGTTTTCAATCTTCTGCTTCATGTTTGCTAATTCAGCAGGATCTCCCTTTGCTTCAATTACAAAAGACAATGCTTCTGCGGCTTGATCTTTTTGCTTGTTAAACTCACGCTTCAAGTCATTTGCAATCTCATTGCTTTGTTGTTTAGCAACAATGTTGGCGGCATTATCACCAGCGTCTCTCATGTATGCGATAGATTCTTTTGCTGGTTTGCGCTTGAAGGTATTTACAATTGTGTTGCGGGTTTTCTTAACCACAGGAGTCGCTTGCAACATAACCTTCTCACGCTCTTTGGATGCCTTTTGTTCCGTAGGGCGATCCTGCTGGAACATAGGAGTTTCTTGTTTCGGATAAACTACGCTTCCGTAATCGGTATTGTCTGCTTTTGTTCCTCTCACATCAATTCCGTCATATCCAAGTTTCTGCATCACCACAGTAGAAGGTGATCTGAATCCATCGTTTTCACCCGATGCAAACTCATTGTATGTATCTTCTATTGCCTTTTGAATTTCTTCTTTTGAGTGTTTAGAAAACCCAAGTTCATAATTCAAACCGAACAATGCCCTATTCCCATCAAATCTTTCTTCAGAAAATTGAGGTTTCTCTTCTCTGTAAACCATTTTGTTAACCAACTTCAATGCATCATGCAATCGCATTGGGTCTTTGGGTTTAGCCAGATTCAAACCCTCAAGATTGACATTAACAATTGGCCTATCTGATCTCCCTCCGTATTTTCCTCCAGCACTTTTTTCTCCAAGGAAATAAGTACCTGTTCCAAAATGACCAGTACCTCTACTGGCAGACATTCTTGAATATTTAGTATCATCAGCAATACCAAGATCACCATAGTGGTATGCACCAGTATCTTTATCTCCAGCATCTAACTCTGGCCTGTCCTGCTGGAACATGGGCTGACCTTCTTTAGCAACACTCTCACGCATCTCTGGAGTGATGGCAACTTTCCAGATTGGTGTTTCTTTGGTTTCAGTAGGTGTAACTTTTGCACCTCGTTCTCTTGCCATTTCAGCACCTTCTTCTGTATAAACAGTACCCCTTCTTCCATCTGGATATTCAGCCATCCATGTAGATCCTGCTTTTCTTTCTAAAACAGCACCCTCCTCAACTTTTGCCCCCCACTTCTTGACATACTTGCCAATCTCTTTGGGAAGGATCTGGTCGTAGAAGCCTTTCATGCCTTCGCCACCTACTTTGAGGTCAACGCCTGAAAAATTAGCTAATTCCATTTCTGGATCTTTGGAAGAATTGATCTGATCAATAGCTTTATTTGCCAATTCTTTTCCAATCATATCTGGCAATTTGTCTTGCGATACATTGGGATCGTTTACTACATCCTTGTCATTCTTGTATGCCGTAACATGATATTTATTATCACCAGATTTAATTACTTCAATTGAATCAACTTGCTTGCTCAAGTCATAGCGTTCAGCTTGAGTATCTCCTTTAGTCCAGCCGATCCATTCCTTGCCGCTTGCAATGGCATCACGCAAGGCACGTTTAAACATCTGGACTGACCAATCCTTGCGGAAGGGTGCGTCTGGGATTTTGTTTTCAAGAAACGGGGCTTGTTTTACCGCATCGGAAGTTTCGCCTTCACCAATATACCCCTTCTCTCGCCCCTGCTGATGCCTGTCAGATTGGATCTCCTCAATAAAGAGACCATCCTTACCAGAGGCATCCTTTCTTTCGTCTAGCCTCATGTGGGCTACATAGTTGGGGATTTCTCGGAAGTGGGAGGAGCGATATGTTTCCTGATTGGGTTTTGCCAGCATTTCATCCTGTGATGCTTTCCCAAGAAGGGCATCTTTGGTTGCTGATCCCTCACGATATACCCACCCGTTTTTGTCCCAGATGTTCCATGTTCCATCATCCATCTGGCGAGCCTCCATCCCAGCCTTGAGATTAAGGGAATCCGATCCCGGCATCGTCAGCACAACCTCCCTGTAGTTCTCGCCGTTGGGCAGAACATATTGCTCATACTTTGGTCGGTTCTCAATACCAGCATTGTTAATCTCTAATGCCTCAACACGGGCAGTCATGTGGTTAGCTTCTTTCCACAAAGAATTTGCTCTAGTCTGATTTCCAACTCGCTGTGCTTGTCTTGCTTGCCTTTCAAATTCCTCCTGCTTTGCATACAGCGTTTCAGCCGTACTCTTATCACGGATATTTTGGAGCTTCATCAACTCTTGGAATGTTCCGCTTCCAAGACGATCATCAATAGCACCAAGGGGAGCTTTGGCATTTTCCTTTTCAAGATATGCAAGCCTTTCCTTATCGGCATCAGAAAGAACCTCATCAGGTCTTGCTCCAAGGCGAACCTCCTCAAATTTTACCGATCCCTCGTTGCGTAAGTAGTCCAGAACCTCCTGCTTGGTGACGCTTTGCTTGCCCTCTAGGAAGCCATCAATGTTGCTCCACTTGAGTTCGTCTGGCTTTACACCACTTCCCTTGGCAGGGTCAATGATGGATTTAATCTGCAAAACAGATGCCTTGTTGGGCATCTTTTCCTCAATCGTGCGCTGAAGTTGAGAATAGAAATCTTTGGTTTTTTGTTCTTCAGCTTCCTGTTGGAACATCGGGCCTTCGCCTTCTTCAGAAGCAACAATTTTTTTTAGCTTTTCAATAGCTTCTGCCCTGTTTTCGGTAGAAAGAATTCCTTCAAAAAAACCATATTTTGAACCAATCTTTTCCGCATCTCGCCAGTATCCAGTTTCGGAATCTCTGAAGATTTTAAATTTTCTATCTCCAATGGTTACGTTGTATTCGCCATTGAATGAAAAATCCTTATCTCGTTTTATAGTGACTTTTAATTCTCCTTCTGGAGTTTCTGCCTTTGGTGCAGGAGTTTTAGCTTTGCCTTTTTTGCGGGTAGGGACAGGCTCATCCTTTCCTTCTGCAAAGTTGTTAAGACCATCAGCAAGCATATTCCTTGCTTTCTCAATATCCCTAGTAAACTCACCACCCATCTTCCAATCTTTGAGTTGGTAAAGGAGTTTATTCAGCCAATCAACAGTTTGGGTAGCAAGTTCCTTAAATGACTTGGGGTTCTTCTTGGCAAGGTCATTCCAGAACTTCGGGTCTTGCATGGCATCCCCAAGGAAGTCGCCAATGTGTTCATCAAAGTAACGGCTAGAATCGTATCCTGCTTCGCTATATCTTTTGTTAAGTTTGTTCCAATTCTTGATTAGAGGCTTAATCTTATTGCGTAAGTCTGTAGCCAATACAGGGGAATAAAGTTCAATGTGATGCCACAATTCGTGACCAGCAGTAAACAAATGCGGTCTAGCACCATCAATCTTGAGAAAGATATAGTTCTTTAGCGCAGGATCTACTCCTGTTGCTCCGTTAATTTTTGTGCCAACTTCCCCTTTATAGAGAACAATTTTTTTCCCAAATATTCCAGCTAGTTTGTCTGCAAGTTTGTATGCAGGGTTGTCCTTTAACTGCAATAGATCCCGTAAACTGGGGGCGGCAAACCTCGTCCGCTTATTCTTTCGTGCATCTTCCTGATTGAGTCGTTGTATTGCCTCGTTTGCTTCGTCAAAGAAAGCCGTATTTGGATACGCTTCACGCAATCCAGCTTCGGTCGTTTGCTGTTTTTCACCTTCTTCTCCTTTTACTTCCGCACCTTCACCTTGTGGTTGTGCAGTTCCTTCTTCAGCTTTTGCTTTTGGCTTGCCTTCAGCGGTGACACCTTCGACAGAAGATACCCCACTTGTTTTTTGCTCTTGGTCTTTGGTTGTGGTTTCATCAGGCTTTGGCTTGAATCGTTCATCACCTTCAACGGGGGGAACCTCAATGTCAATAGGTTTTCCATCCCTCAAGTCTGCTATCTGCTGTGCAATCTTTGCGGCTCTTTCCCTCAAGGCGGGGCGATCTGGATGATTTTCTGGCAATTCACCAAGCTGATTGGCAACTTCAGCCGCTTGTTTTTTGAGGACTGCCCATTGGGCATCCACCTTCATTTGATCTGGAGTTTTTGGAACTTCAGCTTGAGCGTCAGCACCAGCAAGGATTTGCGCTTCACGTTTATTCACCACGGAGTTTTCAGAAGGCTTTACCTTTGGTTCTGACCCACCAATAGAAGCATCAATCTTGGCTTTTGCTTCTGCCCTAGCTTGAGCAAATGAACCCACGCCATGAATTGCGCCAAACAAAATATCTGGAACCGATTGTTCAGTAGTTGGAGCAAAACTCCCACCTTGCGCCACCCTTAATCCACCAGACGTTGCAAGATTAACACCAGCGGCGGCAGTTCCACCGACAAGACCCTTTACAATAGGAGAAGAACCTTTGAGTAATGCGCTAGTAGCTTTGGTTGTTAATGCGCCACCAACCATATATGCCGCAAGTTGTGGAACAGATCCTACGGCGGCTTGACTTCCTGCTTGATGGGCTTCTTTGTCAATCTCACCTTGATCAGTTACACCCTGCTTTTTAAGTTCTTCTGCCTTTGCGTTGTATCCCTCGGCATATGCTTGGCTTGCGCCTTGAGTAGCCATAATTGGCAATGACAAAGGCCCAGTAACCATTGCTGGAGCAAGGCCAGCAAATGTTCCAACTCCTCTTCCTATTTGTGCTGAAACAGATTCATCAGAAGCATTAACTCCAAAGTAAGGAAACATTCCTTTAGCTTTTTGCTCCAATTGAGTTGCCTCTTGTCCCATTTGTTGCCTCTCTTGAAGCAATTCCTGTTGGGCTTGTTCACTATATTCTGGTCGTTCTAGTGTTTGTTGTTTTTGAATCTGAAGATTGCCAATTTGTTGTTTAGCGGCATCCATTTGCCGTTTTAAATCACTAGACACAAATCCTTTTTTATCAGCAACCGATTGCAAATTACTTAATAATGCCTCTTGATCAGCAATGGATTTATCAAAAGTTGATGTAACTTCTTCAGATGTTCCAGCCCTTTGAAATGGTGCATTAACCCTAGAAAGATCAGTTACAGGGGCGGCTCCAGCCCTTTCAAAGCCTTCTGCTTGCCGTATAAATGATGCGGCAGTTTGTGCGGCAGTTGATTTTGCAAGATTTTCATACCAAGGCATTGCTGGCAGATTGATTGTTTTGCCTGTTTGCTCTGGAGAATAGGAGCTTAAAAACGCCATTGCCTGATCATCGCTCATCCCTTGTCCCTGTTGTGTTGCAGGGATAGAAGCACTTGCCCTAGCAGGAGCTTTTGCGTCTGTAGAATATGATTCTAGAAACTTCAATGCCTCATCATCACTCATTCCAGATGCACGAACTTGCGGAACGTATTGCGGCCCTACTTCATCTGGAGTCATTGACTCTGGCTGGACTTGTTCATCATCATCCTCGCCTTCAAATTCGTTTAAAAATGTTACCGCATCATCTTCGTTCATTGGTTAGGAAATGATTTAAGCAATTGAATAGCCTGTTCTTTGGTAATTTGACCAGCTTTAAAAGCATTTCCTACTTCTTCTTTAGAATTAAAGGTAGCATTTCCTTGCTGAATTTGTGACCCTGCTTGATTGCTACCCTGCATAGAAGGAAGACCGCCAGTTCTTAATTTCTGGATTCGTGACTCCAATTCCTTAACTTTTTCGGGATCTGTATTTAGACTTTTTCTTAACCAATGTTCAGAACCTTTTAATTTTTCCGCCTTTAATGCTTTTTGTGTTGCAAGTAATTGACTTGCTGTATTAAAGCCTTTTCCTTCTGCGCCAAGTGCAGGAACACTTAATTGAGCTTGCGTCATAGAGTTACGCAAACTTTCCCTCTCTTGTGCAATTTGGTCAAAAGTTGTTTGATCTCCCAAACGCAATGCTTCATTTTGCCTTTCTTGCAACTTTGTATCTATGTCAGTAAAGTTTTTCATGGCAGACATTTGCGTACCAATAGACATTGGTTTAGCAATACCACTTCCCCTTCCTTGCTGATATGCCAAGGTTCGCATCATATGCTGAACATTAATATTTGCGGATTGAGCAATGCCTAAAGCCTTATTTGCTGGTTCTGCCAAAAGCGGATTTTGCGATGCAGTCATTGATGCATTATAAATGTCAGCTAATCCATTAGGATCTCCATCAGAAATCTTTTGCATTCCAGCCTGATACTGTTGTTGCAACATAGGCAACATAGCTTTAGCGGATTCAGTTGCCGCATGAGTCTCAATAGCACTAGAAATTTGCTGACCAAGGCCAGCCATTGAATTAATGACTTGCTGGTTGCCTTGCTGGATTGGCGAGAAATTGTAGTATCCGATAGCCATAAATTATTGCGGTATATATACTTGAGTTCCCGGTTGATATACTGCCCCACCAGATTGAGCGTAAGCATTATAACCAGTTGCCGCAGGAATTCCTCCACCTGTTTGAGCAATTGTATTAAGATAACCAGATTTGCCCAATGATTTATAAAGATCCATGCCAGTATTTGCACCCTGCATAATCATTTGAGCTTGGTTCTGGTTTGCAATTTGATTAGCCCCAAATTGATTTGCTTGACTTTGGTAAGCGTTTTCAGCGTTTTGCATACCCAATCCTGCGGCTGTTTGCTGTGCTTGTAGCTGTCCCTGCATTCCAACAGAAGGAGAAACAACCATTTGATTTGCCAGTTGTTGCCATGTCGGGGCGGCACTCAATCCAAATTGGGAAAGACCAAGGCTAGTCTGACCAATGTTCCTAGCAAAGTTTTGAGGAGCTTGCCCACCTCCAGAGAAAAGATTAAAGCCACCACCAAGATTCTGCGCTACTTGACGATTGATTTTTTGCTGAACATCAAGAGGGATTTGCCCTTGGATGTATTGATTAATCTGGTTTTGTGCAAGTTGCCTTTGCTGGCTAGACCCCGGAGTAACCCTATCTTGATTACGGATATTCGCTTGAGTTCCAGCCCTAGCAAAATCAATTCCAGCTTGTTGAGCTTGCTGAAATAGCTTACCAGCATTTTGCATTTGCTGTTCAGTAGTAAATGGTTGATATGTAGGCATTCCCCCTCCACCTCCTCCCCCACCACCGCCAGCACCAAGTGCTTGATTAACTCCATATGCCGCTAATGCACCAGCACCAGCAGTTGCGGCGGCTCCAGCAAGACCACCAACAGTAAGACTGCCAACAATTGTAGTTGCTCCAACAGCGGCAATTGTTTCATAAATAGGCATTTGTTGATGCCTATATTCAGCAATATTTTGTGATGGAGTTACGAAGCGCATGACAATTCAAGTTCTTTAGTTTTGTGAATCAAACTAGGACTGACATCTTTTTTCCAAGAATTAAATCTAGGATCTTCAATATCAATCAAAGGATTATTGGTTCTTTCAGTAATATTTAATACTATCTCATCTGGATCTTCAATATTTTCCGCATTGGCATGACAAGTTACCCATGTCGTATCTTCCAGATTCCAAAGAAACCTTTTTGTTTCGGGTTTCGTGATGCCCATGTCACCACCTACATAAAGTGCTTCTTGCTCAAATCCACCTTTGTTGTCTTCTTTAAGAACGGCAACCTTTCCCTTTAGAATAAAAAATGGGTGAGTTGTTTTATGTTTCAGAGAAACAACCATAGATCCTGCTGGCATAAAGATTTTTCGCACATAAAGCCCCGGAGGGAAGAAATGCTCCAATGGCAATTCAACTTGCGGATAGTTTGCAAGGTCGGCTTCAACCTTATCAATCGCAGATATTTCAGCAAGTTCTTGCATATCAATAAGGCCAAGTTGCTCCGTCATCCCACGCATATGTGGGAATCAGAGCGTTTAGCATCATGTTGTTAGGAAATTGTCGAATCGTACTGCCAGTAGGTTCTTCCTTGTCAGCAGTTTCCCTGTTTACTTCAAAAATCGCATTCTGTAAAGAAGTTGCATAAAGCTGATCGCTACCTTTGTTCTCACGATAGACTACTGCCATTACAGCAGAAATCATTGCCTCTGGAGTAAACTCTACTTGATCGGTAAGATCGTAAAGGTCTTGGTAGTTTTTCTTGCAATACAGGATTACTGAATCCCTAACACGACCTTGAATAGCATACCTACGGAAAGAAGGGTTTATATCGTAGGGTTGATATACCGAAAGGAGCATCCTTGCTGGCGCATCTGGATCATAGGCATACAACCTAACCCTTCCTTGTGTTTGGGGTTTGGTGCATTGGAATACACTCTTAAAGAAGTTTACGGAATAGGCATAGTCAGGAGCCATTCCCAAAACAATCGTTTCCTTAATCCTTGTTCCATAGGCATCTTCCCCAAAGAAAGTAATCTCCTTGCCAGCATCAAGAGGAGATTCAGCCTCTACGCAAAGCCTGTATGGGGCTTGCTCGTAGTTCTGATAGGTAACGTGCTTGCCTCCAATCTCAATAAACTTCTTGTTGCCACCATTCCACCCATAGGCTTGCCCCCATCCATTGCCATTTCCGTAGCCACCAGAACTTGCATCACCCCAATTGTTTTGAGGGATGCTCTGATACCATTCATTGCCAAGGGATACTGGTTGCCCATCAATCCATGCCAACCTTACTTGTTTGTAAATACTTGGCAGGGTTAAGATTGCATTAACGCAAGCAATGCACACATACTCGCAAGTTGCATCCGTATCAGTCTTGTTCCAAAGCAAACTCCTTGCCTTGTTCATATACTGCAATTGCACCGCTTGATTGCAAGTGCCGCTATTCCCTGCATAGGGACGGATAGCGTTTAGAATATATGCAACATCGTATAGCATGGATTAATGCGGTTAATTGCCTCTACCCATTCCTTTGCCCTTGGCATAACCACGGGCAACGGCTTTGGTTGGGCCAATTTTGCTTTTTCTGGCTCCCATCTTGAGAGAAGGAGAAGACTTTGCGTGAAGCATCTTCTTCCTCATCCCTTTTTGGGTAGCCATATTAAAGCCAATCAGCTTGGAATGGAGTACCACGCCCCATCGAAGTCTCATTGGCAGGGCCACCAACAGAAAATGCTTTCTGTGTTTTCTCGCCAATAGACTTGATTCGGGCAGTCCTTGCATCTTGGTACGCACGAATCGCAGGAATGTTCCCTGTAATCTGCACCCTTTGCATAGGCTGGGGTGTAGGAGAATCAGAGACAATCCCACGCTCGGTTTTGTCCACCGTATATTGGACTCCGTGAGATGCCATATTATTTCTTGCGTCCGGGGGACGAAGGCTCTGGTTGGAGTTTTCCGCTATAGAAAATACCAGAGAACTCATTACCACGAGGGTTGTTTCCAAGGTTTTCTTTAGCGTGTCCACGAGTGGACGATCCTTCTGATTGTAGTTTAGGCTGGGTAGCCCTGTTAGTGTCCTTTGCCATTTTGTGTTGGGGTTAGGGGTTATGTTTAGGTTGAGATGATAGATTGAACAGTCCAGTTAATTGCAGAGATTTTATCCGTTGCAATAATATTTGTAACAAAAGAAAACCCAGTTGTAGTATTACTTCCAGAAACAAGCGACCAAAAGGAAGCTGGAGCAGTTGTTGCCGTCCCATCATTAACATATGCAATGTTAATGGTGTAATTGGTATTAGGCATTGGAGTTGTAAAACTTACAGTTTGCGTTCTAAAACCAGTAGCAGGAGAATTGATTGTGCCTGTCCTAGTGTTAACCGCCAAGGCATCATATTGATTTTGGAGGTTTTGAATGTTCTGATTAATCGTAGCAATCTGCGCTGGTGTAACTTGACCAAGGCCGGGGATATTTACCGTCCCGTTGTTCAAATATAGCTGAATAAAACTATTAAAAATGTCACTCCATCTGCCTTCTGGACAATAATTTGCTGGAACCGTTGGAAACAACAGTTGAGCAGGAGAACTTTGATTGTTCATAGGTAGCTAATTTATATATTGATTTCTATTTGTTGGCAATAGTTTTATCCATTGACGGATGCAACTTCATTAGAAAGAGGCACAATCCTGTAATAATCCAAATCAGCTACACATCCACAAGTTACTGGTTCTGGATTGTTGTAGAATGTGTCAGGGCAATATCCTTGTGGAAGGTCAATCTTATCATTGAATACAATTGCAAGCCTTATTCTGTCCACAATACAAGCCCCTGCTATATCAACTTTAATTTGAAACTCTGCACCCTCTTGAATTGGGATGTCATTAAATTTTTCGCATTGATCTATATCAGGAGACGGCAACCTAATTTGTTCGTATCTTGGTTGGGAAACTACTGGAGTGCAGTTAGTTGTATCAAAATCACACTTGTTTGATCCAACCGTTATTGGTTGCGAAAACTCATTAAAACAAATATAAGAATCTGGTCTAAATTCACACCCAATAGTTACCGCTTCTTTTAGGTTAGAAACCCATATTTCTCCACCAACAAGTTGTTTTCTAACAAATTTGCTTGCTCCGGGGTTAGGGGTGAAGTCAAACCGCTTGGTAATGAAATAAGACTTGATTGGAACGCTTCCATATTGAACAGAGTAATCGTCAATTCCTGTAGCAAGAACGCTACTATTTTGCAGTTCATAAAGTCGATTTACATTGTCAGCATCAAACGAGAAAGCAAAGCCACGTTGAACACCATTAATCTGTGCTGTGGCAAGTTGCGTTGGTTGCGGCCCTTCCCACAGACCATTCCACCGAGTAGGAAGTTGGGAGCTAGGATTAATTGCGCTTTCCCTTTCCACATCCAGAACAATCATTGCTCTGCTTGGTCTATGAAGTCCGCAAGTAGATGGACTTCCAGTTGATACCGTAAAAGGGGAAACAGTAGCAATAATGCGGTTGTCAAAATACATGGCAGATTCAAACTGCCTCAACCAAGGAGTATCGTAGTTTACCCAAGGCTGAACTTCCCTAGAGATTTTACGGAAAGAAAGTGCCTGATAAAAATCTACTTGAGCATTGTTATAGAAAGCCCACCCATCATCAGACCTAAAGTAAACATCGTTGTTTACACCGCAAAGACTCCAAGGAGAACGGCATCCTCTACCAATAAGTGAAACCTTCTGAATGTTGTTTGTTTGCCAAGTTGTTCTCTCTTGGGAAAGATCCAAGGTGAAAGAACCATTTTCACAGAATACAACAAGTTCACCCTGTCCACGAACATTGATATTTAAAGATGGCATTACTCGCATCCCTGTAATCAATCCAAGGCTTGCAGGGGGAGTAAATGATCCACCTTCAGCCCAATAGGTTTGTTCAGTAAAGTTTTGGGTATTTGCAGTATTGGTAAATCCGTTTCCGTAAATAATATCGGAAACATAAATATTGTTTTTGGCATCACTTACAGCAACTCGTCCATATGCATATGCCATAATGGTTCCAATTGGCATTTCTTGCTTAAATGGATTAAGCCTATAAACAGAGTTTGGTTGCTCTGTTGTAATTACTTGATTGCCAGAGGTAGTAGAGGCAATATTTGACCAAGGAGTTGAAGTGCCATCTGGATAAACACTTCTAACTTGGTATGCATAAACAGTTGTTGAAGTTAACGTATTGTAACTATAAGAAGTCTCTGAATAGGGTTCTATTGCAACTGTCTCAAATACGCCTTGATTATATTGTATTTGAATTTCATTGGAAACAGCACCCGGGGCATTATTTGTCCAAGTAAGGGTAATCTTATTTGTACCATTCCCCTGCGCTTGAAGATTAGTAGGTTTTCCAGAAATGTTACCATCCCATGCAATTGCGTTTTGATAACCATTTTGAATATACATCCAATCTTCAGCTTGCACAAACCATGTGTGCATCATGGTTGGATCATTGCCGTCCATTAGCTTATAAAGCGTCCCTACATTATTTACAATAGAAAGGAAGTAGATTGTACCAGCAACAGATACTACAAAGCCATCGGCAGACTCTTGTTTGATTGATTTATAGGGCCAAGCACCTTGGAAATTTCCTGTTTGAAAATCAGTCAAAATAGAAGCATCTTGACCAAAAGCTACAGAAATAGGGATTTCAGTAAACGGAGGGCGAGTAGAATTAATCCCTTGCCTAAAGGATCTATTTACGCACGAAGAAACAAAATTAGCGGGAAGAATTGAAGGATGCGTTTCGGCATCCATTGCAATTGTGTCCGTTGAGCCATCGAATACTCTCCCATCTTGTGCCATATTACAAAAAGCTCAATTCGTAACCAGAGATTTGCAGAGTAAATGAATCTCCAGTTCCAAGAACTGCGGTTGTGTAAACATTATAATAGCTCAAAGAGGAATTTGGTATTACAGCAATAGCAGTTCCAAAAGTTGAATTTGTAAGAGTTGTATATGCAGGGCTTACAGTTATAGCCGCATAAACTTCAGATGTTTGTGCCAAAGGAGGTTGCGTTCCTCCAGTAGATCCAGCAGTTACATTTGATATAATAATATTTGCATTTTGGGTTCCTGCGGCTCCTACAAGAGCAAACCTTAAAAATGCCCTACAAGCATATTGATATGGAACATATGTAATAGCACCAGACCAGTATTTATTTGTAGCTTGTGTTGCTTGAGTGGTAACAACAACATTGGCAGTTTGTCCAAGATTTACAATTCTACCATTTTGATTATAAAACGGATCAATTTGAGATGCTGAATTGGTTCTAAACAAACCAATCAAACGGAAATATGTATATCCAGTTGGAAGCGTAGGACTTGTTGCGCTTAACGATCCAAGTGTTGCAAGAATACCAGCGGTAGGATCATAAATGGCAAACACATAATAATAAGTGCTTCCAATCAATGAAGGTGCATCAAGTGTATTGGGAAGACCGCTATTGTTAAGATTAAGAGTATAAGTTAATGAGTTCTTAATAGCAACGCTATCTCCTGCGGCATTAGTAAGAACCAATTGACCAAAAGTAACATTTAAGGAAGCTACACTAGCATACGAAATATTTACGGAACGAGCATCAATAAATGCCGCAGGGTCAGGAGCGTTAGCAAAAGTTGGAACACCTCCAACCATTGTTAAAATCTGACCAGCGGTTCCAAGAGGGGCTTGTGCAACCACATTGGAGGCATTCTTATAAACAACACCCTGATTAGGAACAATATCATCAATAGTTCCCCAATTTGTTGTAGTTCCACTTGGGCTAACAATCGGAAATTGTGTTTTAGTAGAAACGCTAGGCTGGAAAGTTACAAGTTGACCAGTAGGAGTGGTTGCTTGAAGTTGGCAAGAAGATGATGCACTAGCTTGTCCTGTGCCATTTCCAAGGAAAATAGGATTAGCCGTAGTGCCATTAGCCCAATTAATTAGACCAGTAGAAGCGTTATAAAACAACAAGCTATTGGAAGCGAGAGTAGGAACGGTATATTTGCAGTAGCTAGAATCCTCGCCAACTACACGCTGAATTGTGCCTGTACCAAGTGCGGTGCAAGTAGTGGGGAAGTTGGGATTACAAGCAGAAGGAGCGTATTGCACAGTTCCTTGGCAACCGCATCCACCCCATCCATTGTTATTATAGCAAGACATGATTTTTAATTGTTAAGAAATAAAGTTACCAGAAGTTGTAAAAGTATGCACCCAAAAAGTTGCGCCATTTACTGAATAAGAAGTAACGGTTCCTCCAGTAGCAATTTGTGTTGGTGAATTATAGGAAACAATAACAATTCCGCTTCCTCCATTGCCAGCAACAAAAGAAGTGCCATCATTTCCACCACCTCCTCCACCAGTATTAGCAGTACCAGATTGGGCTATAGTGCTTGTATTTACACGACCATTTCCACCACCGCCATTGCCGCCAAGTGGTACGTTTGTTGGTGACCCAACAGCAACTCGGTTAGTTCCACCTCCACCACCACCGTAATATCTTATGGTTCCATCGTATATCGTGCTGGCAACACCAATTCCTCCAGCACCCCCTCCTCCTCCAATTGATGCTATTCCGTTAGCACCACTTCCTCCAGCACCCCCTCCTCCTCCAGCACCATTATATACACTATTTGCACCACTTCCAGATCCTCCAAAATTTCCTTGTTGCGATGTAGCTAACCCTCCAGAACCAGCGGTTGCATTTTGAACTGCACCACCTCCACCTCCAGAGCCTCCATTTAATCCATCCTTAAAAACAGCACTTCCTCCAACGCCTCCTCCGCCACCGCCAATTGCAACAAATGTTCCAAAATTAGAATTGTTACCATTTTGTCCAATTGCAGTTGTTGCTAGTCCTCCAGACCCAATACCAACGCTATAAGTAATATTTGCTATGTATGGAATAGTAATTTGAAGAACGCCTCCACCTCCACCTCCACCTCCATAATTTGCTCCAGTTCCACCTCCAGATCCACCCCCTGCCACAATAAGAATATTAAAATATCCTGTTGCTTGTGTAGAAACAGAATAATAACCTAATTTTCCAGCATTGTTTGCACCAAGAATATAGCTTGGGGTTCCAGCATTTATTTCAAAAAACGGAAGAATAATCGGATTAGTAGAAGACCCATCAGCAACAACAAAGTTCTGACCATTCCAGTAATTCAATGCAGGGTTAGACCCCGGCACAATCGGGTATTGAGTGCCGCAACCAGTATAACAATTATTCTGGTAATTGGAATCGCAACAATTTTGTCCTTGAGGGTATTGCATAAGTATTTAATTTATATCATGTTCATGATTTTACACAAGCGTTTTGCTTTCACAATTTTCTACCAACTTTGCTTCTGCTTCCCTACGCTTTAAAAGTCCATCCATGCCCTTGCCTTCCCATAGTATTTTCATTTTCCTAATCTCATTAGCTATACCCTTGTAGTCTTTCTTTGGAACAAGAACTCTTATGTTCCTCATTTCCAATCTGTTATCTCCCGCCATTGAAGATCCTCTATTAAATACAAGGGAAACAATAGCCCCATATGCATCATCGCAAAGTTCATCTAAAGAAGGAAATGCTTTCTCTGCAAGGCTTGCAAATTTGGGCCAAGTGGTTTTTTCAAAGATTCCTTTGGCTTGATCCCACGATACAACAATTCCTGCTTCCCTTAATGTTTTAGTATATTCCTTGCCAGATGATCCAGTTTTTCCAGTTGCACCCTGTATCAAAGTAATTTGTTTTTTAGGCAGAAAGGAAAAGATGTTGGCTAGTTCGGTAGCAGAATAGTAAGCGCAATCTATGCCTATTCCGATAGTAGGGCCAGACGCACCTCCGGGCCATGTAAATTGGCTCAAATACTTGTTGTAATAGCTTTCCCCTCCACCAACCTCATAGTCCATGAGGAGCTTCAAAGTATTGTTAGAAGGCGTTTTCACGATTTGTAGCTATCTTCCTTGGCATTGCTGGTCAAATTCTCAAAGATTTCTTCTTTAGCGTGAGAAACATTACCAAGGATTTGCTGAACTTGGGACGTTCCCATTTTCCAATCATAGACCATTCGCCCAGTCACAAGGAAGATTACAATAGCCCCTGTGACATACAGGGTGTTGGTGGTAATCGTAACAAATCCAGCTAGGGCAATCTCTGGTAGCGTGTAAAGATGAGCAACGGCCCAACGCCACGATGCTTGGATAAGCGCAATCCCAATAAGGGAAACAATAAGCCTTTGGGATACCAGTTTGGGAATCATGGTCTAAACTTCCATGCGGTCTTGATCCCCACATAGACCACTACACATAAAATGCCAGAAAGTGCAATCAAACGCCAAGTCCACAACTCTTTAAGGGCTTTTATTTGCTTGTCATGCCAGTAAGCGGCATCGTTTTGCGCCTTGGCAAGATCCTTGGATTGCTGATCAACTTGCGCTTGGTATGTATTTACTGCGGAGATTACGTCTTTAATCGCCGCATTTCCTGCGGAGTTTGTAATATGCGGCTTGAGCTTTTCAATGCTCGTCTTTACTCCAACTACTGATGGCGCAGTATATTGCACCTTTTCTTTGGAAGCACACCCTAAAGTCGTAAGGCTAAATGCTAAAGTCGTAAGGGCTAACGCTAAAGTCGTATGCTTCATTTGATTAGTTTCCTAAAGCCAGCATAAATTGCGATCAAGCCAGCCAATAGAGAAACAAGCAAGGTTAAGTTTTGTAGCCAAACATGGGTTGCGTCAAAGAAACTAATAACAAGGGAGACCAACGAAACGATTGCGCTAGTCGGCCCTACGTCAGAACTAGAAGCAGGATTATTGTTCATTTGAGGTTAAGCTTAGTTCCTTAATCTTTGCGTCAACCTCTTCTGGAGTTCCCTCAAACATATCAAATGGAGTGCCAGTAGAAGTTCCCTCGCTATTCTCAATGCGAGTGATGATCTCTTTGGTTTCGGCGTTGTAAATGAGCCTGTCCATTTTAGTTGGTGGTTAGAGTTGCTCCACGATTAACAAGTGCGGCGGCAGATGCCCCAGCCCTTGTAACTGATACTGTTCCAGTCCCAGTTCCAGTTCCAGTTTGGGAGGTGATAGTGTATTGAAATTGTCCAGTCGTGAATCCAGAAGAAAGGATGACTGCATATCTATTAGCATTACCCAGAGGTGCGCCAACTCCAGCAACCCTTATCACATCACCAATAGCATATCCGTGATTAGCAATGGTTGCTGTGCAAATAGCTCCTGCACCGACAAATTGAGATCCATTTAGGCCAGTAACAACTCCAAGATTGCTAGGAGCGGAAGATGTTCCAGTAATGGTTACTGCTCTTCCAGTTCCAAAAAGAAGCGTTCCATTGTTGCCGTCCATGTAGGCAAGGGCGGCAAGGAGACTATTAACTGATGCTTGATTAAATGCACAAGTAGATAAACTTAAATTGCCATTAAGTGCTTTCCATGTACCTAGCGGTGGCAATGTTAAAGTCGTGCAATTCAATAAACTCATTGAAAAACTTCCAGCATATACAAGCGAAGATAAATTTAGAGAAGTAATGCCACTTGTTGCAAAATTTAAAGTTCCAGCATATTGTAATTTTGATATATCAAGAGAAGTTAGCGATGTCGCAAGAAAATTCAAACTTTCGGAAGCGATTAAAGATGGAAGACTCAAAGAGGTTAAGTTTGCTAAAATGCCATTAGCTGCTCCTAAAAATTGCAATTTAGGCACATTAACAGATGTTATGACAGAATTACCAATAAAAATGCCGCCAACATAAATTAAATTTGGAGCAGATATGCTAGTTAGGGTATTTGGAGTTCCGCTAAAGAAATTTCCAGTAACTCCTTCTAAATCCGAAAATTCAAAAGAAGTTGGCCCTGTACTGGCATAGCTAATGCTACTTACCCATTTTCCAGAACTAGTTCCAGCCAATGCATTGTTATACTGAAAATCCTGCGTTGGAACAATTGGAGTCACAGGAAACGGGACAGAAGCCGTCCCTCCAATAGCAATGCTAATTGGCGACTTTGCAATATAGGCTGGCTGGCGAACGATAGACATAGGTTAAGCTCCGATAGTGACTTCTGC